GGCTGTCTTGGATTGGGATGCTGAAGCGGCTGCTCTAGCGCTGGCTGTTTTCAGTGACGCCGAAAAAGTTGGCTCCAACGATGTCAAGATCGAAGGTGAAATTGGCCGTAAATTTGGGATCAACTGGTGTGCTGATGACGATGTGCCCAGCCATACCGCCGGCACCATCACCACTGGCCTCGCGGCAAAAACATCAACCGCCCAAGCTGTCGGCCTTGAAACCATTGTAGCCACAACTGCGGCAGGCACTGGGGCGTGTGCGCTGTTGGAAGGTGACATTATCTCTATTGCCGGAGATGATCAGACCTACGTTCTTACTGCCGATGCTACTCAAGCCTCTGCAGCCACTGATGTCAACCTCGCTATTAGCCCGGCATTGAAAGTTGCGCTGACTGGTGACGAGGCCATTACGGTCAAAGCCACCCATGTTCTTAACCTGGGCTTCCATCGTGATGCCTTTGGTCTGGCCATGCGTGAGCCGGGTGGGAACCTGAAAAGCAAGTACGCTTCCGAAATCATCAACTCTTATACCATCGCGGATCCGATTACCAAGCTGGTATTCCGGCTGGAGCAGATCCGGCAGTATAAGCAGATTATGTGGGATCTGGACTGTCTCTGGGGAACCAATCTGATCCGGCCTGAATACGCTTGCCGTCTGGCGGGATAGTATAACAGAAGGGGAGAGTCTCCCCTTTCTTCCACAACCTTTAGAAAAGGAAACCAATGGCTAAAATCAACACCGTCAGAATCAAATCTGACGCTTTTGAAGACGGGCTGGTGATCAACGAGTCCGAATATGATCCGGAAGTTCATGAGCTTTTTGAAGCTGAAGAAGCTGAGGATCCGGATCGACCGTCATTTGATGAGATGACCGTGGCACAGCTCAGAGCTTATGCCGAAGAAAAAGAGCTCGTGTTGGAAGGTATCAATGCGGCATCCAGCAAGGCGAGCGTTATCTCTGCGATCAAGAAAGCTCTGGAGCCGTAAACCGCCAATAAGGACGGATCATGGAACAGTGCGAACAACACGGTGATCTCATGCGGATCGTCGGGGGTCTTGAGGGAACACTGCAATCGATCCAGGCCAATCAATCGAAAATGAGCGCTGATATCGGTCGGCTGTTCAAACGAATCGACGAGATTTGCGAAGCTCAAAATAGAGAGATCAAAGCAGTAAAGGAAAAACACGCTGAAGAAATGCAGACCATGAAGGATTCCAAGAGCCGGTTCTATGTCAAGGTAATCGGTTTCGTGGCCCTGCTCTCTTCGGCTGTCAGTGGCTTTATCGCCACATACATCAAAACCCCGTGAAAAGATGGCTGTTGCACAAGACTTACTGGACGAATACCTGGATCATGCAGTTGACCTGGTGGGCGTAGAGAAAGATCTGCAGCAGCGCATCCTCGGGCAGCTCAAGGCTCTGGAACAGGAACTGATCTCGAAATTTATTGATATCGATTACGATAACCCCCCAACCAAGGCACAGGCTGAACGAATGGAAAAGCTACTCATGCAGACCAAAGCCACCATTAAATCAGCCTATCAGTCTATTGAATCAGACCATGCCGAATTCTTGGCCGATTTTTCCAAAGTTGAGGCCGAAGCCAATGTCAATCTACCCAACCGGATCCTGGGCGCTTCCATTTTCTCAACCAGCCTGTCACCAAAACAGCTCAAAGAGATCTGCAAAGACACCCTGATCCAGGGAGCTCCGTCCGCGGAATGGTGGAGCCGCATGGACAAGAAGACCATGGAGCGATTCTCCGACGAAGTCCGCCAGGGGATGCTGGCAGGCGAGCCGTTGAACGAAATTGTCCAGCGGATCCGCGGAAAATCCACCGGAAAAAGCAAGACCTACTACCAGTTTATCAAGGGCAAGGATAAAGACGGTAATCCCGTTTATCGAATGAAGAAAAAGAACGGGAAGCCGGTTCGCAAGAAGTGGATGAAGTTCAAAGGTGGCGTGATGGGGGTAACCACCCGGGAGGCCGAATCCCTGGCCCGATCCTCTGTCCAGACCGTGGCCAATACTGTCCGCAATCAGGTGATTGCAGAGAATGATGAGTTCGTCAAAGGATACGAGTGGATGTCGACCCTGGATATGAGAACCACCCCCCTCTGCCGAGCCCTGGATGGCAACAAATGGACCCTGGATTATACCCCGGTTGGTGATTCCCTGCCTTTCCCCGGGCCCTGCCCGCATTGGGGGTGCCGGTCAACAACTGTTCCCTGGATGAAACCGATGTCAGAGCTTTCCCAGGGGAAGCTGGGGGATATCCCGGAAGGAAAGCGGGCAGCCATGGCTGATAGTTGGCCAGATCATGGGGGCGATGTCCCCTCCAAAACGACCTTTACCCAGTGGTTTGATAAGCAGCCGGAGGAAAGGCAGCTGGAGATCCTGGGCCCGGGCAAGCTCAGTTTGTATAAAAAAAACAAGCTGACCTTTCGTGACATGGTGGACGGCAACGGAGAGCCACTTACCATTCCCGAATTGGAAGCCAAGGTGAAAAAGAAAGGTTTTAAACCCCTACCCCCAAGGGTGCCCGAGTTTGATGAGCAGGGATATCTTCGAGACATGAAACAGGCCCTGGAGGATCCGGAGGTAACGGTTCAGTTCCGGAAAAACATCGACCATGGATCCCTGTCGCTTAATGGAGTCCGGCTCAAGAAGGCGGGTCCACCCCGGTTGGGCCAAGATATTGATATTGGAGAGCCCAAGTTTAAAGCAACGAAAGGCAAAAAGACGTCATCCGGTATCATCATCGAGGAAGATGACGGCCGGGTCTGGGTATATGAACCGGAGGATCATTTTGGCGGATATGAACACACCTTCCCGAAAGGAACGATTAATGAGGGGGAAACACTGCAACAGGCAGCGATCAGGGAGGTTTTTGAGGAAACCGGTCTGGAAGTGGAGATTACCGGATTTCTGGGAGACTATGAAAAAAGCACTTCGAAAACCCGTTACTATGTCGGCCGGCGCAAGGGCGGCGATCCGTCAGCAGCTCACTGGGAAGCGAAGAACGTAAAACTGGTTCCAAAGCAACAGGTCAAAGATTTATTGAACGTCGATGTCGATAAGAATATTGTTGACGACTACTTCAACGGCTTTCACGCCAGCGATAAGTATCTTGAATTTGAGCCAGGTTCCCAGAGGGGGTCCAATCCCGGGGGCACATTCACCCATAAACTGACGGGGAAGAAGTTCTACGGGAAATTCTACAGTGACATCGACCAGGCACGATCCGAGGTTCTGGCCAACAACCTGGCCGGGGAGCTGGATATTGGAGCGCCGAAGTCAAAGATCGCAACCGTTGCCGTTCCCAAAGAAATGCAGAGCCGGCTGGGTGCCGGGCAGGCCGATATTATTCTGACCGATTTTGTAGATGATCTGAAGGCCCTGGAGTACAAGAAAAAATCGAAACGGCTGCAGGCCCAGATCGCAAAGCACCATATCTTTGCCGGACTGGTTGAGGACTGGGACGTAGTGGGGCTTGGGTATGACAATCTCCTGATGGATGGCAGCGGCCGGGTATTCGTGATCGACCAGGGGGGTGCCTTCAAGTTCAGGGCCCAGGGGTTGCCAAAGAAATACTCAGAGCTTCCGGATGCTTTCGATTCCCTGCTGACTGATATCAATCATCAGGCCAAGACGGTATTCGGTCCGGTGTTTGAATCCTATACCAAGGAGAATGGTGAGCAGCTGGCCAGGTGGCTGGGTAAGCTCTCTGATAATAAGATCAGGAGATCTGCATTGGCCGCGGGTATCCAGGACACGCAACTGGTTGAAAACCTGATTTCCCGGAAAAAGGTTCTTATTGATCGGCTGAGGTCTTTTAAAAAGTCGGTTGAAGTTATTAATAAACCTGATAAGATTGGAAGGCATTTTAACGCTATCGAAGGAATCAAGAAGTCCAGGATTGTTGGGAAAAATATCAAAGGGGACAGGGACCTGGTGGAGGACTGCAACATGCTGTTCTGGGAGGAAAAGAACGCATCCGGCGAAATAATCACCCGGGTCAAAATGAAAATGACACTGGATGGATCAAACCGGATCACAGATAGCCTCGACCTGAGAGGGCAGATCTCAACCGGACCGGTCAACTCCCGGGACATGTACTGGAATGATATCCTTTCTTTCATCAAAACCGTCAACCATCATGCCGGAGACGGGAAATACAACACCGATACCGTATCCAAAGCCCTTGAATGGAAAAAGAGCCTGACTGAACTTGCTTGTATAGCAGCCGAAGCGGAAACCAAAGCCATGGCCAGGCATTACGTCGACCTAATTGAACGGGTTGAAAAAGCCATGGCCCAGGGGAAAACAACCGGTCAGCTCAAGCAGTTCACTCCGAAGCCCAGGGCTGTCCGTCCCAGGGAGAGGAGATCGGCGGCCAGGGTCAGGAAAAGGAAGATTGAATTTGCCGAAAAACAGACTGAAAGGGGCCGTTCCAGGTCAACCGGTAGCCATGTCTATAAAAAAGACGATGATTTGTTCGAGATCGATTTTGATGATGGCATTAAAGTGGATTTCGTGCCCTATAACCCGAATGATCCGTTTTCCAGGAATGATTCAATGTTCGCCTTGAGAGGGCAGATCGACGGGTACATTGATGGGGAAGTCACCCAGGAAAAACTGAACGATTTTTTTGATCACATGGCCAGTATCGGTGTGGACCTGGGAACTCCTTCGGATGAATTCCTGGAGCTGCTCTACCTGAAGCAGGGGGCATACATCAATAACTGGGATCTCGACAGCGGATTTCAGGAGATATGGAACGCTCAAATTTCTGATGCTGAAAAAATTGGAAAAATAAAATCCCACATAAAGAAAAAGTATGCTATAATGCTGCCGGAAGATAACTATCCGGATTGGTATAACCCAATCGGACAGGAGAATTCATTCGGGGAGGGATGGAACCGGCGGCACCGGTGGGATCTGCCTGTCGAGGAGGTGGAAAAAGAGATGAAGTCGTACACCCTTTATCATTCTCCGAGCGGCAGTATCCCGGACCTGATTGAATCGCTGCTCAATGGTGGTGGTGATTTCACGTCAACCACCGAGCGGTTGAGAAAGGGCGTCTCCATTCGTGCCGGTTGGTCGCCTGAGCCTGATATCCGGTCTGGTGGCGCCAACTACCTGTTTACAAGAATCCGGTCCAAGAGAAACCGTGACACCGGCCTCCGGTTCAAGATCCGGAACCTCAGCAGGGTTGATGCCATCACTTATCGCGGGGACATGTATGGCCGGACAACTGGCGACACCGTTCGGGAGCTCCGCGGTCGCACAGTTAAAGACTTTAAAGACTACTCCGGGTCCAGTTCAAACGAGACAATCTTTAAGTATGGCCTGAACGTCCTGGACGAACTGGAGAGCATCACAGTCGCGAGCGCTGCAGAAAAAAAGAAAGTTGTCGACCTGTTTATGAAGCATGGGTGGGAGAGGCTGCCGGATGGCAGAAAAGTTGAGGATATTATCAAGGTGAGATGATGAGAGAAAAAAATCTTAAAGAACTACTCAAAAAGGGGGCCAAGATAGAGCTCCTGGAGGGGCTGGACGGCTTTATCGGAAAAGAGATCTATTCCGCGATTGTCGGGTTGTGGAATCTCAGCACCAGTCGCCTTTTTTTCAGCCAGATCTTCCCCGAGGATCAGCACCACGTTCACCGGTTTCCGTTTCAGGTGATCGTTGAGCATAACCCGGGGTCCTTTGAACTTCGAGGGAGTGATCGGCTTTTCATCTCGGAGCTTGAGTCCGATGATGATATTTCGGCGTTCAACCGGTGGGTAGATTATTACGAGCAAGACAAAGACCGGTTGGATGATTTTTTCAAACAGGAAACAGAGGAGAAGAGCGATGTGGATATTCAGTAAGTATGGTTTTTTCAGCATAGTCAAGGGGAATGGAGAGTCAATCCAGGTCAGAGCCAGGAAGAGGAAGGACCTTGTCAATCTTTTGATTGCCAGTAATCTGTTTAAGCATCCGATCCGGGATGATCTCGGAACGGACTACGCCTACCGCGTGTTTGTTTCGAAAGAACAGCTGGCCGATGTAATGTTGGCGTTGGGTGATTCCCTGGACTACCGCAATTTTAAAAACATGATCCATAATACACCTGATCAAGTGGACAAGTTGCCGATCCTGCATCATCTCTGGGCTGACATGTTCCACTACCAGGGAGAGCACAAGGAGTCACATGCTTTTAGTGGAGAAGATTGTTTCGCAGCTCAAGAAAGATGAGGGATTCCGGGGCCAGCCGTATAAGTGCCCGGCAGGCGCCACTACAATTGCGTATGGCCGGAACCTGGATGCCAACCCGCTGACCGAAGAAGAGGGGGACTACCTCCTTCGTCGGGGGGTTGAGTCGGCGTTCAGGATGCTGTACCGTTATCCGTTTTTCAGCGATCTGCCGGACGACAAACGCGAGGTCCTGGTATGCATGATGTACCAGCTGGGGCCTGTTCGTTTCTCTGGGTTTGCAAAAATGCTGGCAGCTTTCAAGGCCGGCAACCACCACATAGCAGCCGTTGAACTCAAAGACTCCCTTTATTACCGGCAGCATGAGGAGTGGGGGAGTGACCGGGTGAAACATATGGTCAGTGTTCTGTCAGGTGGGATCATCGAATAGGAGAATATCATGATTGAACAATTTTTGATGGAACTGGTAATCGCATACCCGGCAGTCAGCATTCCGTTTGCTGTGATCGGCGGCATTGTCGTACTGGCCCAGATAATCATCCCGCTGACCCCGACGAAAAAGGACGATGAGGCATATGCCAGGGTAATGAAAGGGATCCCCGGGAAGATCTTGAGCGGCTTTACTGCTTTCGCTCCCATCCAGGTCAAGGGGCTGCCCGCGAAATTGCTGCAAGCATTTAAGAACTACCAGAACGCCCGGCAGCTCAAAAAGGATATTAAGAAGATCATCGGGAGTGAATAATGGCCATCACGGTTGGAACCAATACCTATATCACGATCGCTGATGCAGACACCTATTTTTCCAACCTGGGGAACACTACCTGGGATGGAAAAACGGATGCTCAGAAAGAGGTTGCCCTCCGCCTGGCCTGCCAGTATATCGAGAACAAGTATTCCGGTCGATGGAAGGGAGCTGTTACAGACCTGGACCAAGCACTCTCCTGGCCGCGATCTGGCGTTACCGACAGGGAAGGGCGCTCGATTGATACCGATGAGTATCCGTCCGGGTTAACGGATGCGCAGTGTGATCTCGCGTATAAATCATTCACGGAAACCCTGATGCCTGATATTGACGCCGGCGCCAGCCAAATGATTGAGCAGAAGGCAGGGCCGGTAACCCAGAAATGGAGCCCGGGAAAGAACCCGAAGAAGCGGTTTGAATTAGCGCATTCCCTTCTGAAACCGTATCTGGTGACGTCGGGCGTCCGATTGGTGAGGTGCTGATATGGGTCTGGGACAGACCGTTTTTGATATGTTCGGTGGCATTGAGTACACATTTGCTGCGACTTTGACCAAGAAAACGGCCGGCACATATGACCCGGAGACACAGACGATCTCAGGGCAGGTCACGACGACCCATGATTGTTACGTCTTATTCGATAAAATGAAGGCATTTCCGCCTCATGTCGAGATCAAAATCGGTGATCGCTTTGCCGTCGTCGCAACGAACGGGGTCATTATTGAGCCCGGTAATACTATCACGATTGGTTCCGATGTTTATTCTGTTTTGCCTGGGACCTGTGAGAACTCGGCCGGGCAGAACGCACTTTTTGATGTGTTGATGAGATGATGGATAGCACTGCAACTGATTGGACCAATTCAGGAGGATCCTGGACGATTACTACGATCAATGAACCTGATGTCTGGTTACCATCCGTATCTGACGAAGCAGAAAGGCGATGGTGGGAATACTGTAACAGGTTTTATTCGGTGTGCCGCATTCTGGAGATCAGAGATTGGCACAACCAAACACTCAAGCCAATTATGAAATCGATTCTGAGCCCGTTTTTGGCACGAAAATCACTGATCCGGATCAGCCTGAAGACCCGGTTTTTCAATATGCGTTTTCGAGGCAGGCGCTGCCTGAACCTGTGATATGGATACGCCATTCCGAGGAAAGGAAAAGATCATTGCCGACAGTGCCAATGAATTCAGCACGCTGTTGAATCAACTCGGAGAGCATATCGGCGATCAATTCCAGACCGTGGCCACCGGTACTGTTTTGAGGACCTGGAAAGAGATCATCGCCAGGACGCCGGTTGACACCGGCAGGGCCCGGGCAAACTGGCAGATCGGAACCGAGGTTACCGGGACTGTTGTTGACGGTGAATTCAAGTCATCAGACAGAACACGATCAGCACCGCCCAGGCGCCTTGCATCGGATCCGAACATGCCCCAGGGCAGAGCCAGGACTGAGCTGAAGAATGCTGATGTGAAATGGATATTCAATAATCTGCCTTATATTGAAGCATTGGAGGCAGGGCACAGCGGCCAGGCACCGGCCGGGATGGTAGCGGAGTCGCTGCAGATGATGAACAACTATCTTAAATCCGAACTTGAGAAGTTGAAATGAACCTGGTCATCGTCCAGAACCTGATAGAAACAGAAATCTCTACCAATTGGTCTACTACATCGATCAAATGGCAGAATATCTCTTTCATTGAACCGAATACTGCCTGGATCTCAGTGGATATCAAACCAGGCTCGGCAGATACCACCAGCCTGGGGGCCAATGGGAAGAACCAGCAGTTCGGCAATGTCTGGATTAATGTGTTCTATCCGGTTGGGGCTGTTCTTTCGACGATGTTGGGATACGTTGACACTCTCAAGGGGATTTTGGATCGCAAGTGTTTCGCCGGTGGGCTTCAATTTGAGGCGCCACAAATCATGGATATCGGAGCAGACGAAGATGATAAGTGGTACCAGGTCAGCATCCGGTTTCCGTTTTACTTTTTCGAATAGGCTAACATGAAAAAACCCAGGAAAAAAACGACCTTTGAGCTGGCTGCTTATGCCAAGGAGAAGTTCGGCGTCGATCTCGACCCGAGCCACCCGCGGACAGAGCTGGTCAAGGAGATCAGGCGGCTGGAGTCCAAGCCGGACAAAAAACAGGACAAAAGCCCTGACACAAAAGAGAAACGAGCTGAAGTATCCGGCGATAAAAAGCCAGAAAAATCAGCAACCAAGAAAGAAGCGAAAGGTGACAAAAAACAGGACAAAAGCCCTGACAAATAATCACATCATTTAAGGCTTTTTTATCTCCAAAGCAGAGCCGAGGAGTATTGCCCAGAGGGTATGGCCAATACTTTAATCTGACAGGAGGTAAAAATGACCGTCGGTAAATCAGCGGGCGCAATTCTCGCCTACATCGCAGAAGCAACGTACGGCACAACGCCGGCCACACCTGCATTTTCCAACCTTGTTTTTGAAAACGAATCCCTGGGCATGGGCCGGGGTTCGCTTCAGGACAATTCCATTAACTCCACCCGGAACCGGGATTTTCATGGTGATGGGAATAAATCCATCAGCGGCGGCCTGGGCGGGAATTTCATCTACAGCCAATGGGATGATTTTCTGGCCGCAGCACTGTTTTCCAGCTGGAACGCAGCTAAAACGTCTGTCACTGTAACGGATGCTACCACACTGACAATTTCAGGCGAGGATAAAACCGCCACCTATCCGGTCGGCATGAAGATTGTTCTATATGACCATTCCGGATCCGGTATCAACGACGGGGATATTCATACTATTTCGGCATCCAGCTTCAGCACGGATACGACCCTGACAGTGGACACTATGGGGGCATCAACCGGAACGGTTACAATTGCCGCATTCGTGATCAACGGGACAACGCTGAGTTCTTTCTCATTGATCCGGAAAATCATGTCGACGGCTTCACCGCTGTCGTTTGTGTACTCCGGGATGGTCCCTGGATCCTTCAGCCTGGATATCAAGCCCGAGGCCCTGGTTAAAGCATCCTTCAATTTTCTCGGCAAAGATGAGGGAACAACCGAGCCCGGTAGCTCCACATATTCTGATATTTCCGGACTTGGTGAAAATCCGCTGTCCTCATACAACGGGTACATCAGCGAAGGGGGTTCTGAATCCAATATCATCACCAGTTTGACGCTGAATGTTGAAAACGATTTGGAAGCGCTTTTTGCCATTGGATCTGACGCGGTTTACGAGATCGCAGAGGGTCCATTATTCAAGGTGTCCGGATCCCTGTCGATGTATATCGAGGATCTGACCCAGTACAACAAGTTCATCAACGGGACGCACTCCAGCCTGATCCTGCAGCTGACAGACCCGGCCAGCGGAACCGTTCTGGATGATACCTATCATATCATTCTGCCGGATATCAAGTTTACCGGGAACAAGGCGAACATTGGCGGCCAGGGAGCCATTATCAACGATATGCCATTTGAGGCGCTGTCAACCGGATCCGGATCCAATAAGTGGACCATGTTGATCAGCCGATGGGCAGCAACTGACAGTTAATTTACTGTCTGATTTTAAGCCGGTCCTGGTGGCCGGCATTACCAACCAACCAGAGGTTAAATATGAACGAGGTTACAGAGTCAACCGAACAACCCCGAGGGTTCGATATTTCTGAAGAGTTTAAGGTCACGGACCTGATGGAAGAAGGAAAGAATTTTCCGCTCTCAGAAGACGCATGGATCAAGGTCCGGTCGACCCAATCCGCGATCTGGCGGAAAAATTTCCGGAAGGCGCTGCGGGAGATCCCCGACGTGCAAGCCAACAACATGAAGTTGCGCGAAAAAGTGGTCATTCAGGCCATGGCCACCCATATGTTGTTGGAATGGGAAAATATCCGCATAGGCAAGGGCCCTTTTCTGGAAAACACTGTTGAAAACCGGATCAAAGCCCTGAAAAACGAAGGATTTCGGGAAACAGTCTGGAAACTGGCGGACGAAAAATCCAATTTCCAGGATGATGACGACCCAAACTGACAGACTTTGCGCTTGCCTATTTTAGGTTTCAAAAAAGTGCAACGGAGCTCTGGCAGGTCGCAAAGTCGAAAAAGATGTCTTTCAAGGAGTTCCTGGAAGCATCTGACCACGAGTATTACGAGGTTCCATATCGGTATTTTGAGTTTTTTGAGGCCTGGAATTATCTGAAGCGGTTCCGGCAGATCAACGGCATGGCTATCAGTCCGTTGAGTTTTCAAGATTGTTTGCTGTACTCAGACCGCCTGGGGGTTCCGGGGATGTATAGCCTCCGTTTCTGCGACGCAGTCATAACAATAGACCGGGCGTGGATCACCGCACAACAAGAGGACAAATGACAACGGTAGGATATCAGATATCGGTTGACACCAGAACCGGAACAGCCAACCTCAAGAAGCTGGACAAGGGGTTTGAGAACGTCGGCAAAGAGGCCAAGAAAAGCCAGAAACAAGTCGACACCTTCACAAAAGCCCTGCCCAGAATGGGGGCAGCGATTTCCGCGGCCTTCTCCGCGGCCGCAGTAATCGCGTTCTCTGCCAAATCTCTTAGCGCTTTCGGTGAGTACGAATCGGCCCTGATCGATATGGCCAAGGTCACGGACGAATCCCTGGACAGCATCGAAACCAAGATCAAATCCCTGGACGCCTCCCTGGGGAACTATACGGAGTTGACCAAGGGATATTATCAGGTGATGTCTGCCGGGATCACGGAACCGGCTAAGGCCATGGACACCCTGGTGGCGTCCTCAAAACTGGCCAAAGCAGCCCATGTCAACCAAGCGGAAACAGTCAAAGGGCTCTCTTCTATCCTGGAGGCCTACGGTGATTCCCTCAAAGGTGCGACCGAAGCCGGGGATCTGCTCCTGCAGATGGAAGCCAAGGGTAAAACCAGCGTCCAGGAATTGATTCCAGTAATCGGAAAAGTGGCTGGCCTGTCCTCTGCTCTGAAAATTTCCTCCGATCAGATGGCCGGGATCTTTTCCAAGATCACCCTGCTATCCGGTGGTACCGCTTACGCTGCCACCCAGTATGAGGCCCTGATGTCCTCAATGATGACCCCCACAAAAACCATGGCCGCATTGTTCAAAGAGTATGGTGGAGCGGCTGAGGCAATCAAGAAAGTCGGGATAGAGGATGTCTTAAAAAGGATCAAAGAAGAAGCCGGCGGCAGCGCTGAAAAACTTGGAGAACTGTTTGGCCGAAAGGAGGCGATTCAAGGCTTTATCACGCTGTTCAAAGATGACTTCAAGGGCGCAACAGCGAATATTGAGGCCATGAAAAATAAAACCGGCAAGCTGGATGAGGCATGGAATAAATTTCAACAGTCCTGGGAGGGCATCAAGGATAAATTCAAAAACACCATTGGCGATATTCTAGTCGAGTTCGGCAAGGAATTGAGCCCTTCAATCATGCAAGGCATGGATGATTTCGCGGAATGGGCAAAAGAGAATAAGAGCGACATCATTGAAGTCGCAAAAGCCATGGGTGAATTGGCTAAGTTTACTATGACCATCGGGCTTTGGGCCGGCCGCGGGGTGGCTGGGTATGTCAAGTTGTTTGCTTTTATAAAAAAGGAGCTGCAGGATCTCCAGGATGATATCAGCTATGGGTTTAGCCAAACAGGTATTGATCAAAAAATTAAAGGGAAAAACCTGGGGGTGGTAACCCAAAGCCTTGAGGAAACCCTGGCTGCAGACAAAAACAGCGCTCTGAATGCCATTGAAATCAAGGTCAAGACCGAATATGCGCCGGCAGGCCCTGAGGACGAGCAGCTGCATTCTGCGATCTCCAGCCCCGAAAAGGTGGCAGACCCTGTCAAACTACCCGTTCATTTCACAGCAGCCGGCAGCCAGGACGCAAAGATCATGGAAATGATGTATCAATCCCGCACCGGTAGCCCTTCTGCTTCTGATATTTCTGCTGGATTCCATGTTCCCGGCAGTGTCCGACGGGAAAACCAGGCCTATTGGAACAGCATGGACCTTGAGGACCAATCTGTTCATTCAATGTGGGCTGTTCCCAGTGATGTTCGTGAAGAAAATCAGGCGTTCTGGGATACAATTAATAAGGGGTTGGATAATGCGATTGTCGGCGCATCACAAATGGAAGTGGCTTTGGCGTCAGCATTTGCCACAATCATCGATCAGGAAGCGTCACTGGAGCAGAAAGGCCAGTCCCTTGGTTCTCTCGCCGGCGGCATGATTGGCACTATGTATGGCCCAGCAGGGCAGATCGCAGGCTCAGCTGTTGGTGGGTTGGTCGGAAAAGCCCTTGGTGGCATGTTTGGTAGTGATGATGGGCCGAGTGCTGTCGACAAACTGAATGCCAAATTTAAAGAACTCACTCAAACAATGGACAACTTCGATGAGTCACTGAAACGCGCAGGGATGAGTGAAAAAGAAAAGGCCGATACATATTACCAGGGCATGCAGGACATAGAGGATCTACGGAGTCAATTGCTCATCCCAACACGCGACATCCCCATAATGTTGACTCACGATGAGCGGATCTGGAAACAGATTGCTCGGATTATGGGCGACATAGAACCGTACCGAGAAGACATTTTAAGCGCGGGCCTATCTGCCAAAAACCAAGTTCAATCTATTAAACAATCAGCCGCTGATTACAAAACAGATTATCAGCGACGAGACTGGGGAGCAGATGCCTGGAAGTCCCAGTATTCGTCAGATCAATTGGCAGCCAATGAACTCAGAACCACGCTTCTTGGAATGCAGAATACGCTCAGTAATATAGATGCGGGTACAGACGAATACCGTTTGCTTGAGGCCCAAGTTGCGATGGCACAGATGGATTATGCCGATGCACTGCAGGAAGCATGGGATTCTCAACAGGAGTATTTGGCTTTGATTGAGGACCAGATCGTATCTCAAAAGGCTTTGGTTGAATCCCTTGACAATCTCAAGACATCACTGCTGGAGGGTGACCTCAACCCGGATCAATCATTTGCCTGGGCACAGGCTCACTATAACGAGCTATTGGCAGAGGCCCAGGCCTCCGGCGCAACAGAAAGTGATATCGAAGCCTATGAGAATTATGTCGAGACCTATCTCAGAAAAGCCAAGGATCAATATGGGTCCACTGCTCAATATGCTGAGATCTTTGATCGGGTTTTGAATACCGATATCTCTGATGTCCAGGATGCTTTGGCTTTGGCCATCCAGCAAAATACCGATGCGGTTTTAGGTAATACCGGTGCTATTTTATCATTTACCCAAGACCCACAAAAATTTGTAGACCCCTGGTACGGCCCGGGGGTGCCTCCTGATTTCACCGCACCAGGTTTTGCCGACGGCGGCATTTCGGCGGGGCCTTCAAGTGGCTATATGGCTTTAATGCATGGGACGGAGGCCCATATACCACTTGCAGATGGAAACGTGATTCGCGGAGCAGTGCAATTAAAGGGCGATCTGAACCAGGGTCAATCCATCGCTCTTCTGCAGGAGCTGATCGCGACAGTCAAGGAAGGGCAATATATTCAAGTCGATGTCGACGGCGGCCAGCTCAACGCCCGGATTCGCAGAGAAGCGGATCGGAATCGGGTTGATGCCGACAATTACGGGTATCATGGCCGGAGGATGGTGTCATGATCCATTTAAAGCTGACAGATTCCAGTTCCAATGATTTCTATCTCGCAGAGAGCGATACCGAGATCCTGGACGGGGCTACACTGCAATTCTGGTATGACCGGATCAAGTCCATATCTCCAATTCGCATGGACCTTGACTATGATTACGGGGGCATGTTGCGGGTATCGGGTTCCGGAACTATTTCTATCTCTCCGGAAACGTTCGAGGACCTGGCCCGCCCCCCGTTGAAAGTGACTGTGGATGCCAGGTGGCTGAATATCGAGAATCAGGCCGTTACAAACCTGTTTGTGTCAACCGGATATCTGAAGAAGATCACGAAAACAGAAATCACATACAGCCTGTTTACACAAGAGATTGATGTGGATTTACTGGATGATGATACGTCGACATACGGATCCGGAGAGAACCGGGTGCTACCCTTGGCATTCGGCCAGGTAGACATGGTTGAGCCGCTTCGTGTGGGAACATCGTCTGATTATACCTATCACAAGGCCGGAATCCAGGGAGCCGATGCGTCGGTGTATAAAGTCTATGAAGACGGCCGGCAAAAGAACAAATATACCGGAGCTGACTATATTGGGACCATCAAAGACAACGGGGACGGGACTTTCAAGTCTGTCCTGCATGATGATGACACCACAGCCAACGAGCCCTACGGGACTGTCAGGATGTGCGGGGATAATGATGAGTCGTTTTCCCATAATTCAGTAACCTACTACATGAATAAGCTGGATGGGATTTTTGCATATTGTCTGAACCGTATCAATACAGCAAAAAGCACCAGCTACACCCTGGACTCAACCTATGCCAGGGCGACGATCCCGGAGGTTGCATTTTACCAGACAGAGCAAGCCAATATTCTGGATTTTCTGTCAGAGGTATCTGCCTATTTTTCCCACTGCTTTTATATCGATGAAGAGAACCAAGTATTTTATCTGATCGATATGCTGCGGGATAATGGGAGTGAAGCGCTTTCCAGCTCTGATGGTGACGCCGTTGAGTTCTTTGGAGTCGAATACGAATACCCCAGGCCGGTCAAAAAAATCATTGCAAAATGGACAGTGCTGGACCCGACAACGGATCCGGATGGCTATCCGGCTGTTGATACTATTTTCTGCACCCAGGAGGTCGACGGAGATAATACATTTGGGCTGGAAAAAGAGATTAAAAAACACTACACAACTGTCAAGTCAGATATTTTGACAGCTATAAAAAATATAGGGGATCTACTCCAGGCCCCAACATCAGAACTCAAGATCCCATATGAAATTGGGGCAACGTTAGGAAAAAAATATACCTGGACGGATACGGCATTGGAAAAGCCATCCACAATTAATATTCGGGCCAGGAACCTGATCTTTGATCCGTTGGAATATCAGATCACAATTGAAGGGCAGGCATACGCGAGCTGAGCATGGGCGATTTACTTACCATTCCTACATCAATGGCAACGGGAGCTTATACACAGGAAAGCTCCGTAGAACTGAAGTCGTTGAATAGGATCACGAATACTCAAACGGCTGTCACTGTATCGCCAAATCCGGACCTGGGGGAGTATCAGACTATTCAGAGTGCAATCAACGCTCTGTCTGACGAAGGCGGAGTTGTGCTAGTGAAAAAGGGCACATACACGCTCAGCTCTGCGATATCAATTCCGGATAAAAACATTACTATCGAAGGCGAGAACGCCGACGAGGTAATTATTGATGGCAATAATGGGAGCTACCATGCTTTTTCCGTTTCGAGTTTTTCAAAAAAGCTGGTGATAAAAAACCTAACGGTCAAAAACGTCAGCCAGTCCTCAAGCTATTCGACGGTTTATTTGTATAATTCTACAAAGCAGGGAACCGCCTGGATATCGGGGTGTAATTTGTCCGATTGCGAATATGGTATTTATGTTCATCGGTTTTCCAAGGTTGTTATTGTAGACTGCGATATCAGTGATTGTGGGGGAACCGGGATTTATTCGACAACCAGCACCACGGATCTGTTGAAAATTCTCTCCTGCGATATCAGCGATTGTGACGACTATGGTCTTTATCTACGTTCGCTAGGGACTATGGAAATCTCTGATAATACCATCGGGGAGATGGAATATTGCGTAAAACTTACCATTGATGACCTGACGTTTACCAATAACGTCTTAACAATGGCCCCTGATTATACCTCCGCCGCCAGAATAGGGTTCGATCTGGTGGGCAGTTCGTCACTGTCTAAAGCGCTCGTTCAGGGAAATACCATTAAATTAACAGATACAATCTCTGTGGGGAAATATACTTATTCTGTCTATGTAAATGGCGGGTCTGGATTGAAGTTAACCTTTGTAGATAACACGGTATTATTTACTCTAAAAATTAATAGTTCCAGTGGATTTTGCTGGAACATATATTTGAAAGATATAAGTAATTGTAATATATCAAGAAACAATATGATTGTAGACAACATTGGGACGTCTACTAATAAATGCCATGGGATCAAGTTGGATAACGCAAATTATTGTGTAGTTAGTTCAAATAGGTCTGAGTTTCCGGGGCTTGCTGGAAACTGTTGTGTTAGTTATACGGGCTCAGACTACAACAGCATTCAAGGCAACATGGTAAAAAATGGTATTGGAGCAACAGGTGGATCGGGCTGTGGGGCATGCACTATTGTGGATAATGTTTCTGTCTAGTCTTCTGACATTTGGGTGCCGACCCATTCAGATAGACAAAAGCATTACCTTCAATGGTATGCCGGAGACAGACATTTCAATAGGTGAGTTGAAATGTAGAAATGAATTCCTGTTTTATCAGGATGACAAGGCGGCATTATTGAAGAATAAGCGTACCGCTGAGATGGTTTTGTGGGAATTATCTGACTGTAGAATCCTGTTTTTTCTTTACGATCAGGACGGAACAGGCAGGGGCGCTTTCAAGGCATCTTTTGAAATCGATGGGAATGAACGTCAAGAGGTCCACCTGAAACGAGTATGGGTTGAAATAGAGGTATCAAATGCAAGTGTTTCAGAATGATTTCCGGTCAGTGACTGCAACCTGCTGTGACCCTTCGTGGCCGATCAGTAATATCATGGATGATCACCCGAGAAAATGTTGAGGTAGAAATAAAATGAAAGGCATCCAAGACGATATCCGGACCGTATCGGCTTCAACCGCAATAGATGCGAACTGGCCGGTCACAAATATTCTGGACAAACGACCGTCAAACAAAACCAGGGGAACCCAGAATACGCAGACCATGACCCTGGATCTCGGTGTTTATGACTATTACGGGGGTTCTAGTGCCCTTTATGTTGGGAACACGAATGCCGTATCCGGTACCCTTAAAGTCTATGACTCGACAAAAACAACCCTTTACGAAACCTTCAGTCTGTCTTTTATCGCAGCATCTTTTTTCAGCTTCCTGATCCAGAAGCATTTCGGCCAGCGCATGGAGGCATGGCAAGATTATACGTATCGATCCGAGATATTGAACCTGGAGCTGACTTTGATAACCGATGTTGTCAGCGCCATCACGATCACTGCCGGCGGTTCGGGATACACGGCTGGGATCCTCAGCGCGTCTGGCGGAGGGTTATCGGGGTTTTATGGGACATACACGGTTGACGGGACAGGGGCAATCGACAGCGTGACCATCGTGGACAGGGGGACCGGGGTTACAACTCCAGGATCAGTCGTGATTACACCCAGCGACCCCGGAGGAGCAGGTACGGGTGCAACTCTGACAGCTGAGTCAACTATTGACCTGGGGATCTGCCGGGGTGGTTTCGCGAAAGAGTTTCGGAATCCAGATTACGGATTCAAGGAAGGGTATAAGGACTATTCGCTGACCAAAAAATACCACAACGGATCCGAATATTACCGTCAGCGTGGAATCACCCGAACATTTGCTGGCAGTATGCTTGTCGATCTATCAGAGATCAACGCATATAACGAACTGCTCCGCCAGGCCAGGCAAAACCCGATCGCTTGGAATCTTCTTGACGATGAGGACAGGGGGGTGGTTTTTGCCAAGGCAACAAAACTTCCGAGCGGGAACAGGCAATTGGCCAGCTACATGAAAACGAATTTTGATATCGAAGAGGTACTGTAATGAGCTACACATGGGATGACATTCCAAGCGCCTTGAATTCTCTGAATTTCGAGGCCAACTTTCGGGCGGCCCTCGAGGGGTGGAAAGATAACCTTGAAGACATGGAAACCCGAATCCCCGACGGGGATTATAGGGAATTAGTTTATTCTAAGACAGTTTACAAAAGAAATACTGTCCCAACCGGTGGCGCGTCAACTGATGCAGCATCAAGACGATCCTTTGTTTTACCTTCTTGGATGCTGATAGGAATTAATGAAGTATTTTATTCTGTGGGGGCTTCCCAGACACTTGATTTAAACACTTCTGCTAACTGGAATAGCTCTGAAACAACATATGCGACTGCTGCTAATAGAGCTGGTAAAGATGTCTATGTATATGCTTGTGAACCGTCAAGTGGTACAACTCCTGATATAGTATTTAGTTGTGATAGTAGCTACCCGGATGATTATACTGCTGCATCAAGTAGGAAAATAGGTGGTTTTCATTGCCTTTGCGCTGCGGTAGGTACAATCGCTGGGCATGAGCTGACTGGGTATCTACAAGGAGATATACTGCCGAATTCAGTGTGGGATCTACTGTACAGAGCGCAAAGTGAGAACGAAGGTATGGTATGGTCTGAAAAAGCTGGCATCTGGGTAGATATATATTTGGCCTCAGGCACTGGAGCTTCTACGGCATCTGTGAATGGTGGAACGATCAGTGATAATCGCAACTGGATGGATGTTGTTGATGATTTTGCAGCAGTGAAAAAGCGGATGCTGGATGACGATGAGTTCACGACAATAGCAGCGGGATCGAATGAAGAAACAAATATCACCGGTAGCGCAGACCCTGTTACCACAGGTGGACACTCGGATACCGCAAGCCAGCGGATGATATCTGATATCGGTTGTGAAGATTGTTGTGGGGCAGTGTACCAGTGGTTACGAACGCAAACTTATCAAGGCAACCTAGACGGAGGCGGTGCCTTTGATGAAGCTTATACTTGGAAAGATCAGACAGATGGCCAAGGGGAACTTGCCACTCAAGGGGACTATGGCGATGCGAAGTTGCTGGCAGGCGGCTATTGGAATGCTGGGGTGAAATGTGGGTCGCGGTCTCGCAATATGAATAGCTATCGCTGGGTTACGTATGGATTTGCCGGGGCGCGCGGTTGCGCGGAGCCACGCGTTGTGAATTTGGACTAAAACTTTCGCAAATGAGTAAACCTTTGCTATCTGCTTAAAGGTAGTCATTATATATTGTCCGCTGCTCCGGGAGCGTTGCCGGATGTCCGCTCCTGGGTTTATGCTTTTTTCTTCAGCTGAACCACTTTCTCTCCGGAAATGATCTGTTTGACTCTTTCCGACCAGATCTCCATTGCATCCTTGCGCTGTTCCAGATATTCGGCCTTGTTGTAGACAGCCATCACCCCCTGCATTTTATGATCAAGGATTTTTTCGACCACATACGGCTCAATCTCAGGGATCTCGTTCATGTGAGTAGAGACAGTCCGGCGGAGATCATGAGGGGTCCATTTCTTCATTTTAAAGTGCTTCCGGTTGCGCTTCACCGCCTGTGCAAGAGAGTCATAAACAATCGGTTTTTCAACCCGGCTGCGCGGTGACTGAACCAGGTATTGACTATTGCCGGAGAGATCCTCCAGATCCCGCAAGAGTTCGATAATAAAACCGGTCAGCATCACCTTGTGAGGTTTCCTATTTTTATCTTTTTTCGTTGTTTTCAGCCTGGCCACCGGGATGGACCAGATGCGTTTTTCATAATCAATTTCAGCCTTCCTGGCGCCCAGGACCTCGTTCACCCGAAGGCCGGTTAAAAGCAGAACCTTTAAAACCACTGCCATGGAGTATTCAAACGGCGGGCTTTCCAATTTCTCCCACAATTTTTTTATTTCTGATTGTCTGAGAAACCGGTCCCTGGACGTTTCGGTGCCGCCGGCAGATTTTTTGGTCAGGCCCAGGGTTGGGTTGTGCATGGCATCAATTACTCCGCGATCGCATGCAAATGTGAACAACCCGCGGATAGCGGATAAAGTCCTGTTTGCCTGAACGGGAGCTCCTCGATCGGAGACAATATCGAGCAGGTCAATTAGTTCCCGCCGGGTGACATCGGCCACTTTGCGATCCCCAATGAACGGAATCACGTTTTTATCGAGAAGGTATTTTGGTTTTTCCGGCGCTTTGAGTTCCTTGACCAGATATCTTTCGTAATATTCCCGGGCGAACTCCTCAACGGACGGCTGCAGGTGTTTTTCCAGGGATTGGTCTTTCTCTAGTTCGATGGGGTCAACACCCCTGGCCAGAATCTTTCTTTGCTCCTGATGGATCTCCCGGGCCTCTGCCAGGTTGATGTCTGGGTAGTTCCCGATGATTTTCCGGCGCTGTTTCCCGCCGAATGAATACCGGTGGAAGAACTGTTTTTTCCCGTTTGGTTTGATCCGGACATGTAGTCCCTGGCCGTCATGGAGTTCGTATTCTTTTTCTTTTGGTTTCGCTGTCTTCAATTGTCTGTCGATCAACATTTGGTCAACCTGTGCGGAAATTGAAAAATCCCAGGGACTAAAATTTCAAGATAGTCCCTGGGGACTAAATAGGGACTAAATCATGTGATCTATGGTGACGTAAAATGGCCGCAAATGTCCAGCTTAAAAACAATATACTCCTGAATTCAATGATAAACGTCCTATAAAGGAATAGTCCGACGACGTTGACGGTGTGACTCATAATCGTAAGGTCGGCAGTTCGATCCTGCCCATCGCTACCAATCATTTCAGTAGTTTACCTGCCTGCAAATTTCCTTCACACCTTCAAATCCAATTTCAGGGACTAAATAGGGACTAATTCGCACGCCTTAAAACATCGTTTTTGGAAGAAATACTGTTGACAGCTTGGGCATGTGGGTCTAAACAGATGGTGTTGGAAAAATTCTGCTTTAAAATCAACTATTCAAGTGGGGGAAAAATGAAATACATATTTACGGCCCTCCTGATCGTACTCATGACTGTAGGTGCCTCGGCACAAGAATGGTATGAGAATGGAACTTTGCACAGCTCAACCATAAAGGAGTGGAAGCAGGCAGGATACGAAAACAAAATTGCGACATCAGCTGACTGGATAATTTCTGGCAGCAAAAGTATCAAAAAAATGGTCATAAATAGCGGAAACATGCATAATCTTAAACCCTTCTGCAAAGAACTGGTAGTGTGCATTGATGGAGCCACAAAAGACCACACGAACTGGGATGCCAGCGCAACCACAGAAGTGGCTGCATCCTGCATGACATTGATGGGGTGGCTTAAGTAAAAAAACCTAATGATTAGAAGCAAACATCTGAACGCATTGTCTTTCTATTTTGGCAGAAACATTGCTTTTCTTTGTTTCGAGTAATTGACAAATGGGGTACAATAGTATCATATGTATAAAAAACCTTTCCAAAGGAGGTATCATGTCAGAAAATCAAAAAAAACTGACATTTGAATACAAGATATCAGATAATTACGCAGTGTATTCAGTTGATGGCGGACACGGTGGCGTAACACCCAAGGGCGATATAATCATGAATCTGTTTTCAGAACGCGGCCCCATTCCAAGAAAGGAAACATTCCAAGTGAATGAAAAAGGTGGTTTAGTCACTCCTCCCATTGAAATTGAATGCAAAGATTCAATAATAAGAAATGTTATGTTCGGCATTTCTTTAAAACCTGCAGACGCCAAATCTATCGCTGGTTGGTTACTCAATAAAGCGAAGCTCGCTGAAGACCAAAAAAAACTGAAACACCCTGAAACAATAACTGAGGATAAGTTAGATGGGTAAACCAATATTTTCAGACCAAGAATCCTTTTCATTGGCTGTCTATTCGATGCAAAACGCATTTTGTGATGGAGCGGTTACCGGTTTCTATCTTGGTGCCAATTATATGATTGATCTAATAAGGCAAAACATGCAAAACACGACCATGTGTCAAGATTTTATTGCCCCTGGGACTATCAGAGATTTGCCAGATGAAGATTACCAGCTTAATGAAAACGTTCCTTTTGTCTTCGAATATAGCGAGGAGGGGATACTCGCCTCTATCCCGGAACTTCAAATCTTTGGAGAAGGGGATACACTAGAAGAGGCTTATAAGAATCTACAATTAGAGCTACTTGATATAGCTGATGACATATACGATGTTCCTGACTCTGACCTTGGGGAGAATCCGTTATCATGGAAAAAAATACTGCATCGGATACTAAGGAAGTCAAAATAAAGCGTTTCACAGACCGAGAAGTAAACAAACAAATATACAGAAAAGTCGACCCGAAAACCCGAAAAAGCAGATCCGGACACAAAAAAGGGCTTATCTGTCTAAATGGGAAAATTGTCGCCAGAGTCAAAATCCCCAATCCTCATGATAGCTATTTATCTGGGAATTCTCTCAAAAAAATCGCAGATCAATTACTTCTAAATAATGAGAGTTTTAATGGCTTGATTGACTGCACCGTGTCCGGGTCAGATTACTACGCCATCCTTGAAAATGTTTTCACCAAATCGGCGTCAAAATAGCTTTTCTACACCGAACACCATTCTTTCCCCACTGGAAATACGCCCCCTCACCTCCAGAATTTAGGTTTTCATAGCTGTCCGACAAGATCTGAACTGGAGTTTTTCATCAGGTTCCAATACCCGATTGTTGTAGCTGGGTCTTCATGCCCAACCATGTCCTGGACCATGGGTATTGGGTGTCCCTGGGAAAGCAAATAAGTGATTGCCCACCCCCGAAGTGAGTGAAACGGTTTCACCCCATTTATTCCTAATTTTTCGACTCTTTTTTTCCCAGCCCTCCACAAATTCTTTGGTTCCCCAAAATAGAGAATACCGGTTCCATCTCCAAGAAAATATCTCTCTTCATCCGGCTTAATAGACATGTCATATTTCAGAAAATCCATCAGGCCTTTATTTTTGCTGATATCGATTACACGCCGGCTTTTGTTCCCCTTCGGGGACCAGATCTCTTCTTGTATTTCGATGCGATTTTTAACCCTTTTTCTCTTTCGAACAACAACATCGGTAATTTCTATTTGCCCCCGATCCAGGTTGATATGTTCATACGGCAGGTGCAATACCTCCCCCTTTCTCATGCCTGTATTTTTGATCAGAAACACGGTCTTATACAGCAAGAAGACCCCAAGCAATTCCTTCCCTTTCCTGGCTACTGGCCTTCCGGCCTTTTTCGCCTCTCGAAGTTTTTTAAGCCGTTCCCGGTAGTCTTCCAGAATATCATTTTCGAGAAAGGTTACTTCGTCAGTTGTATATAGTACGGGCTGGGTTTTCGGTTTAGGCGGCAGTTTAAACTTGATGAGGTCCTTAACATATCGTTCATCATCTTCATCGAACTGTTCATAGCCCCAATTCAATACAGATTTGATTGATATGCAGTAATTCCAGATTGAGCGATCACTACACCCGCTCTTTTGCATTGTGGCTAAAAACTGAGATACCCGATTCGAATTAAAATACCGTCGCTCTATCAGGTGATCTCGGTGCGTTTGCTTATAATACCGGATTGCATAGGTATATTTATCCAGAGTATTCTGGTCCCTTTGGCCAAGTCTAACCATGCTTTTCATACTGGATAAGAACTGGTCAAACAACCAATAAATCGAATTCGGCTTTTTCTCTTGTTCCCGTTTTTTTTCCTCCTGCTTTTTCTCCCGGGAGAGTTCCTGGAACGTTTTTTCCCATAGTTTTTCCAGGTATTTTATTGCAGCTTGCTTTGTCCGACGGCCTTTTTTATTGATGGGGTCACGGTATAAGACTTCATCCACCGTGCAAAGGGTACGCTGGGGAGGATTTTTTACATTACCAAGTCCATAGAACCGGGCCTTGTAAATTCCTTTTTCTTTATCTTCAAAGAACTTCTGTCGTTTTCGGGGCATAATCAATTCAAAAGGGACTTGCCAACACCCCACGAATTGATTAGATTATAAGTTCATCAGGGGGCTGGCGGGTTTTTCGTCTCCGGCCGGGGAAACATACGTTGGACCTGTCAGCTTCTCACTCAACTCAGAAATTCTGCAATACTTCCCTCCTTTTAGTCAATTCTAGCGCCATGCTGTTTTCATCTTTTCCGATTCTCCAACCAGGTCCAGAATATAAGCATTAGTATTATTGCAATCCCGAAGGCAGCTAATTCTAGTTTAGTCATTTTTTCAATTTTCTTATTTCATACTACTTTCAACTATTTGTATTTCTTTTTCTGTTAAATCGTAGAGTTCATACACAAGTTGGTTAATGCTGTTTTGGGTTTTCATTATTTTTGTTTTAATAGTATTTACTTCGGATTTCTGTTTGTTAAAGTAATCGCTCCATTTTTTTCTTTCTTCAATACTAAAATTAGTAAGATCAGTGTTTGATTTTTTTAGTCCTTTCTTAAATTGAGGCCAATCAAGTTTCATCCAATTCAGCAGATTTTTGTCTATTTTAGACAATCCAAACTCTGTTTGCATGAATTGTATAAAAGATAAAGATTTTTTATACAATTTTGTTTTTTCCTCAATTATTGTGTTAGTTTTTTCAATAAACGGTTTTTGGCGTTGACCATATACCACAGGGATTGGAAGCCTGCATACTTGATTTTCAAAGTATTCAAAAACACCGCCACCTGTCTGCTTTCCAATAGTTTTATATCTAAAGCTCAATAAATTTGAATTTAGCAAAGACAGCAGATATTTAATTGAAATATCCTTATTTGTATCAAATATTACAGTGGTGTTTGTAAGACCAATATATTTTCCCGCTGATTCATCCAATGCAAAACAGTTATCTTTCGATCTATACGAACACCAGATCTTATCGAGTTGATAATGCTCTTTATGCATTGCAAATGTATAATTCCACCATTTTGCTGTTTTTCTTCTTTTTTTATCTGCACGATTGGCCAGCTTATCCTTTTTGCTCAGAAGATATTTTTTCAGACTATTTGAAAGACACTCAAACTCTTTTTCATCTTCTACGTAAATCATCCAATCATTTAATTGATCATCGATAATGTATCGTTCGATAGCTTCTCCGTTTAAACGTCTTCTTAAATATTTTTCGGGTATTATTTTTTCAACCCCTTCAGAACAATACACATTGTTTGCTCCAGTTTGCATACCAGAACCAACAATAAATAAATCCCCCAGTTTTGCGTGTTTATTGTCTATTTTTTTGTTCAGCAAACCCGTGGCTTCTGTTGCTAAAGCAAAAACATCGTTTTTTGAAAAACTAACATTGAATTTACGACTATCGCTATTAATAATTTCACATATCTGTTCAGGTGTATATTTCGCTTCTTTTACATTGATAACCTCTGTTGAATGGCTTTTTTTGGATTTATTTAGCTTTATTATTGCACAAGTAATTGATGCATCCGTGAACACATGATAGCGTTCAAAATTGACGATTTTTTCGAATTGTGTATTATCTAAAATATAGTTTCTTAATTTCTTTGCTTTCGCTGAAAATAGAAATGCATTTGAGACAATAAAACAAACGTTTGAATTTGAAATATCTATTGCTTTTTTTATAAAATAGAAAAGAATATCGCTTTTATCCATCCAAACTTCTTTATATGCCTCTTGAAGATGTTTTACATACAAAGAATCTAATCCTAGTGTTTCAACGTTGAAATAAGGTGGATTCCCAATTACAACATCAAACCCACCTTTCTTAAAGACATCAGAAAATTCTTTTTCCCATTTGAAAGCTTTATTTCCAGCTATCGCTGGATCATCAATTAATGAATTGCCGCATTTAATGTTGTCCTTTAAGATCGTCAGCTGGGAAAACCTATTCGCTGTTTTAATCCACAAAGACAGCTTTGTTATTTCGACCGATTCACCGTTCAGGTCAACACCGTAGAGATTGTTTGAGAGAATGCTTTTATCAAGATCTTCTATATCCATTTGCCCACCCATCAGATCAGCCAGCGTATTATTTACTGTTTGCCCTTCTCTGTGGAGAAAATCAAAAGCTTGGACAAGAAAGGCCCCGGATCCGCAAGCCGGATCGAGCACCTTTATGTTTGCCAGCTTTTCTTTATAAGATGTCCAGAATTTGATGTGGCGTTCAATGTTTTTGTTATAGAGCAGCTTGTTTCCTTTCTTTGTGCGGCGGATGGATTTGTAATCGTCTTCAGTTAGCTCGGGAAGGTATTCAACCATCAATTCCTTTTTCCTGTCCTCCAGCCAGGTCCCGATTGTGTTCTCGACAATGTATTTCGTGATGTACTCGGGAGTATAAAAGATCCCATCTTTTTTTCTTTTTCCCTTTTTTTTATCGATTTCTTCATCGTTGATTTCGGCCCTGAACTCCTCCAGGTCGGAAATGGACTGTTCAAAGATGTGCCCGAGAATGTTGACATTCAGATCCGAATCAAAATCATAGTCCGTGATTTCTGCCAACTCATCGAATATTTCATCATCGATTATCAGGGAATCCAATTCTGGGTCTTCTGCGAAGAGCCCCCCATTGAAAGCGTTAATGTCGTGAGCCGGGTTCCCCTTATCCAATGAAATAAAGAGACCTTTAAGTTCACCCCAGATGCTTCTCGATGTAAATGATTCCTGGGCTTGCTTTACTACTTTTCGAAAAATGCGCTCCGGCAATAACCCGGTGTCTTCACAGAAGCATATAAAAATAAACCTATCGAGCAGTTTTTGTGTTTTCTCCAGGATGAATATTTCATCGAGCCCTTTGTTTTTCTCACAAATGTGATTAAATAGATGAGTCCTGGCTAGTTTATATTCCTTATAAAACTGTTTTGATATTCTCTCTTGTTCAGCTTCATTTTGGGTGTAGAGGCCATCTATCTGGCTTTCATGGGACTTGGAAATCAGATTTTCATTGCATAGCAAATAATAGAAACGCTTGAATTCATTCTCTTCAACCAAGTCAGCGATTTTAAATGTTTCATACTCGATCATGGTTGAGTGGTGATAAAACCTTAATTCTATGTAGTTTGATACGATCACCCACTTGCAATTTTTCCCCGATTTAGGAACGTAACCAAAAGCCTGCTCTACGGGGGTGCCTGCAAATCCCTTTCTCTGTTGTTTTGCGTCAAGGTTTACTGTTGCGCCTTTAAGTTCAATGACAACTCGAATATCTTCTCCCTTGGCATCCATGAATCCGAGAACTCCATCAGCTGAGGTTGCATCGAACTGCGAAGTTTGCTCATGACGCATAGTCCATTCACTCGGGGAATCAATCCTAAACTTATATCCCAGGACATCAGAAAATAGGTTCTGCAGGAAACGCCCATCTATTGATGTCTCTTTTTCTTTAAAAACATCTTGGGATTCAATAAATTCCTTCCATTTTGATAATATCTCGATCTTTGCAGAAAGCTCTTCACCATGCGGAAACTGAAATTTCGAAATAGCCGTATCAAGAGTCTTCTTGTTAAAGATGTGATCAACAGCGTTTGGCATATGTTTTCCTTTCTTTTCTATAGTTAGTAATACTTACAGCCGTCTAAATGTTTTCTCCCGATTTGGATTACTCCAATACCAAATACATGTAGTTTTCATAAATCATGGTGCTGGTTAAATACACAGCAACCAGACCCAAAGCAGCATTGAAAACCGAAATTCGCGTCTTATATACCAACCAGCCGACAGCCAGTGACGCAACGATCCGAAGCCCCAGGATCAGGCTCAGGTGCTGGGCGTAGAAATGGAGATGGTGGTCAGGGCTGGGGATCCTGCCGAATCCACGAAGTGCATAGTCCAGCATGAAAGCATCGACTAGATTCAGGACAATGAGAATATAGTAGGTAGCTTTACCAAACATGTTTTTGATTGTTCCTGCACAGCATCCTTCGTTAGCTTAGAAATCGATCGAGAATTAGGCCAAAAACAAAGATAGCAACAATCATAAAAATTGCGATTAAAGGAATGGATGCATTCAAACGCTTTTTGTCTGTAACTTGGGTCTTTGCCGGGTTAGTGTTGCCAGGAGGAATGCTTTGATCGGATAACGCCTCTTTGCAGACGGGGCATAGTTTCACATCCTTGCTGTCAACCCTGTTCCCGCAATTTGAGCAAACCAGCCTAAACGACATACGGAAACCGACATACACGAGGACTATTCCAGCGATAACCCAAAAGATGCCGAAGATAGAGAAAATAACAGTTAAGATATTAATGACCCCAAAAATGAACATGCAGAATCCAATTATCTCCAGCAGCAGTCCGGCTCCAGATGTCTGTCTTTTTCGCTGAATTACGGCCATGGTTAATTCTTTTTTGTGTTTATCTGGTTATTATTGCGAGTATAATGATCAAGGCAACAGCGCCGGCAATAGCGTAGCCCGGGTTAATAATCCCATGGACGGACATCTTTTTGCCATCCCCCGTATTGGTCTTTTGATTCGCGGATATTGAGAGTCCTCTTTTCAACTTTCCCATCCTTGAATTTTATCTCAAGATTGAAAGTTTCAAGGAACCCGATATCATCATGATTTCGAGTGTTGATTACAATAAAACGATGCAGAAGAAGCCCCGGCGGGATGACAAGTTTTCCCCTGAATAAATGCCCAGGAGGAAAGAGCTGACTCTTATCGATTGTTTCAAATTTTGCATTAAAATCCTGAGCAGACAAAGCGGCAATGGCAGTGGCAGCTAAAAGTCCCCCAGCTCGCGCATCTGATCTTGTTTTTGCTGTCATCGCACCAACCGTGCCTACAATGAAACCAATTTTTGCTAAAATTTGTTTGTTTTTCTCGATTTTGTTTTGTGTAGCCTGCATCCAATATTGATATTCCTGTCCTGCTGTAAATTTGACATTTTTGTTTATTTTTTCTTTGTCAAAAGTCAGCTTTACACTCTCGATGAACATCCAATCCTGAGTGTTGTTGTAGAAAGTAAAATCTATCACTCCAAAATACTGCGTCGAATGTGATTGCCGTATTGAATTTTTAATTTCAAGGTCATCTTCAGCAAAGGAACAAGTGACAATACCCATTATCATAGACAAAGTTATTATGATCACTTTTCTCATTGGAATTCTCTGATTCAGTTTTTGCGATTTGAGTTTAAATAAGATCAGCCATCGAATACACCTATCCGGGAAGAAAATCAATATTAGTTCACTGCTGAAAGATGTCAGCGTTTGTTTTCTCTATCCCGCCTGTATTGGTTTAAAAGCGCAATCACATTTGTTCCTGGTACGCGGCATGCTTTTTCCTTTTTATCCATTACTGTGTTTTTTTTCTGGGAGGGTAATCTCTTTTTTCAACTGATCTATTTCTAACAGCAACCTGGTTTTATCGGCTCTGAGATCGCTGATCGTTTCAAGTAGTTGCTCAATGTATTGGTTTTTCTCTTTGATTATTGCGATTAAATCAAGAGAGTCCTGCTGGGCTTTTTGTTCAGAAAAAACCTGTTGTGTTGCCGAAATAAGTTCATTTATCGTTGTTGCCTTATCAATTCCCTGAATCGCGTCCTTTATAAGCTTAGGATCTCTTCTCAGCATATATTCTTCTTCGACATCAAATAATTTTGACATTTGAATCAGGTGATTTGTCGGAATCGTTCTTTTCCCCCTTTCCCATTGACTTATTGCAGCTGCTGTTTTTAGCCCAAGCTTTTCAGCCAGCTCTATTTGATCCCATCCTTTTTTTTCACGATGATACCTCACCCGGTCAGCCTGTGTCTGCGGGAGATCTTCCTGATTAACGTTAATTTTAGTTAAATACGGTTCACCCTCCCCGCTTTCCAGCCAGTAAGTATTACATCCTATTTTTGCCAATTCTGCAGTGGCATCTGCCCCAAGTCTCTGCAAACCTGAAAGTACAGCACTTATTGTAGATTTCGATTTTCCAACCATTTTTGCAAATCTGTTTTGCTTTCCCTTGGCTAACTCATTGATATAAAACCTTACTCTACCTGTATACTCAGAAAGTTCTGATTTCTGGATTTTTTTTATTGACATATCCTGTTTTATGGATATAATTTAACTTAACAAACCATAAAAAGCAAAATCAACACAAAACAAATTTAAACAATAACCATTCGAGAGGAATCGAGCAATGGAAAACACAGGATACAACATTCTGGCTGAAAAGCTGACGGTACAACAGGTTGCGCCAATGCTAGGCGTTCACGTCAACACCCTGATGCTTTGGCTCAGAACCGGCCAAAACGCACCGAAAAGCTTCAAGTCCGGGAAAAAATACATCTTCCTTGAATCCGATGTCAGAGATTGGCTTGAGAAGCAGCGAGTCAATTAAAGTTAACGGAATTTTATTTTATTTCACAAAACTTAACAATATTAATTGAGAATTCAGATTTCATATGCCAAGCAAACCTGACGAATTTCTGATTTCAGAAATGATATACCGTATTTTTTGCACGAGACCGCTGGAAGAGATTGCTCCGATGGTGGGCAAACATGCAAACACGATCCGAAACGAGTTGAATCCCAATAATCCGCAATACAAAAACGGATTTAACAGTGTTGTTGATTATATGGATTTTACCGGTGAATTTTTCGAGTTAGTGAACTGGCTGGCCAATCGCTACAGCCATCACCTTGTCCCCAACCCCCAAGCATGTCCTTCCCCTGAACATTTAAATCGGCTGTTAACAGAAACCACAAAAGTATTGGGGCGTTTATCGGAAGTTTACTTGGATGCTACAGACCCAAGTAGTCCTGGTGGGGTCGAGATTACTGAAGAAGAACGCGAGCGGATATTACGAAAAGTGCAACCCGTAAAACACATAATCAACCAAATTGAATCCAAATTACGAAAGTAACCATGGGAGAAAAACTGATCAGATTTCCACAGCTGCTGGAGCGTATTCCGGTTTCGAAGCGAACCATTGCCCGCTGGGAGCAGAAAGGGCAATTTCCGAAACGCCGGAGACTTTCCGGAACATCGGTTGCCTGGGTCGAGTCCGAAGTAGACCAGTGGATCGCTGAGCGACCAACCGCTTAAGGGTAGAAAAATGAATGATCAAATGACAATTGATGATGGCTTTTCATCACAAATTCCCCCGCAGAATATTGGGTTAATCACAATTGAAGAAATCGACGGAGAGCCGAGAGTTGATTCTCGATTGATCTCCCAGGAACTGGGAATTGAGCATAAGCATACCCTGGAAATGATCAGAAAATACCGCGAGCGGTTTGAACGGTATGGAAAGGTGGCGTTTAAAACGGCACCTTCTTTAAATCCAGGTAGTTGCCAGAATGTGACAGTTGGCTATCTCAATGAACAGCAGTCCACTTTCCTAGTCACACTCTCGAGGAATAGTGAGCAGGCCGTAGATCTAAAACAAAAACTCACCGACTCATATTACCACTATAAAAATCAATTTGCACTTAAAGTTCCAACTACCTATGCAGAAGCCCTGCAGCTTGCAGCTGACCAAGCCAAAAAGATCGAAGAAGACCGGCCCAAGGTAGAGTATTTTGAGCGGGTGGCCGATTCAGATGGTCTGCATGCTATCGGTGAAGCTGCCAAGATCCTGAACCTTGGATATGGCAGGAATACCTTCTTTGTGAAGCTGCGCGAGATGGGCATCATGATGAAGGATAAAACGGTTCCTTACCAGAAGTATGTTGATCAGGGATATTTCGAACTCAAGCAGGTTGTTGTCGGCAGTGGACATATCAAGCACCAGGCATATGTCACCGGCAAGGGAATGATCTGGCTTGAGAGGCAATTCAAAATCCGCGCAGTTTAACCATTCTTGGAGGAGGAGCGATGAGAGCCGTTTATTTTTGTTTTTCTTCTTCCAGGCGCTCTTTGAGCCAGATAGACACAAGGCTGGACAAGGGAACTTCTTTCTTATCCGCCATCTCTTGCAGGTTTCGCTTGAAGTCTGGTGTGACGCGTAGCTTTATCAAGTCTGATTTCGGATTTACCTTTTTTGGTGCAGCCATAAAATAGTCACAAAAAGATCTTGACAAGTGTTCTTTTTGTGTCCACAATAATTACTAACATGGGACACATTATGAAAACTGATCAAATTAAAATCAGAACAACAACAGAGTTCAAGCAACGGGTTTTGCAGGTGGCAAACCACCGGAACCTGTCGATTAGCACTCTGGCAACTATTGCACTTGAGAATGAAATGTCCCGATTCAGCAATAATGTTACCACAAAAAACCATTCTTGTGCAAACAACGAATCCTGTCAACAAGAGGAGCGATGAAACTGATTTTTTATCAATACCTGCATGAAGGGGAACCACAAGTTGAATACTTTGTGGACGAGGATCCCGAATACCATAAGCCTGGTGAGCGTCACGAGTTCACCATCCCCGATTCCTTCATTGACGGCAGAGTCAAAAAACGCATGAAGGACCGCCAGAAGCTGGAGGAGGCCATTTTTCAGACCACCAGCGATTCCGATTTGCTGCAAATGACCATCGATCTGGTTTCTACCGGCTGGTCCGATATGCTGCAACCGGTGAAAGACGATGCCGAGCGCTATATCCGTGATGAGATCTCTGATGAGATCGTGGATGAGTATCACAGCGCGATGCAAAAAGAGCCGATGAAAGAGGCGGTATGAAAAACGTCATCGAAATCCTTGGCGCTTTGGAGCCGCTTAATCTTGTTAATGCCCTGGCCGACATGTCCCGACCTGAGCAGTGTGATCTGCTAAAATACATTCGGCAAAACGGGCATGACATGCAGTCAAAGCGGATCAGGTACGTGATCTTGAAACTTCGCGGGATGAGTGACTATTTCATCAAACAAACCGAGCTGGATTATGAGTTTATCTTGAAGTCCGGCGAATACGGATCAGGGGCTTTTGGCCTTGTAGCTGAAAGCCTGCACGGCCCACCTGCATGGGCCAGGAGATAACGGAGGAGGATAATGCTTACAAAAATTCAAGCCGAACTGAAGGCCCCCAAATCGCAGTTTAATGATTTCGGGAACTACAACTACAGAAGCTGCGAAGATATCCTGGAGGCGGTCAAACCTCTGCTGGTAGATCATGGATGCACTCTGACCATTACTGATTCGATTGAATGCCATGGTGACAGGGTTTATGTCTGCGCAACTGCCCGGTTTAAAGATGCTGAGAACAACGAAACCGAAGTTAAAGCATATGCCCGGGAACAAGCTAACAAAAAGGGGATGGATGAAAGCCAGGTGACTGGCGCCACGTCCTCTTATGCCAGGAAATATGCCCTGAATGGTCTTTTCCTGATTGACGATAACAAAGACGCTGACGGTCAAGACAACAGGGGCCAGGGGCAGAAACCACAGCAAGATGGCAGTCAAAACAATCCACCTGCTGGAGTCAACAATAAACAGACCGTTGAGCGGGTTCTCAACAAGAACGAGGTTGATCAGAAGTGGAACGGCAAGATCTACGCAGGTGACACTGTCTACATCGATAAAGTGCGCATTAAACCGCCTGTAGAGCAGCTGGCCAAGCTGAAAACTCACCCGAAATACAAAGGGGAATAATCTGTCAATAGGCCGCATCAAATCGGGAGAGAAGAATGGAATATACACACTACTGGCGACAGCAAAGAGATTTCACAGATGCAGAATGGGACCAGATCAAAAAGGCTTTCGGTGCTATCCATGAAAAGTCAGGTGTTTTGCTGACTGGCCCAAGTGGCGAACCAAATGATCCTATTATTTGCGATGACGGAAGAATCGAATTCAACGGCGTAGAGGATGAAAACAACGACCACGCACATGAAACCTTCATCGTGGAAAAGATTAAAACCAGTGGCTTTGAATTCTGCAAGACTGCCTGCAAGCCATATGACGATGTTGTGACGGGCTTGCTGCTGTATATCGACCACGCAGCACCGGGAGCAATGTCAATCTCATCAGACGGAAATATGAGCGGGGTTGATTGGGAAACTGGAAGAAATCTTTTTGAATCGGTTAAGTAAGCATAACCAGCCCCTTCGGGGGCATAACAACAACCAAACCAACACGGGGGAGAAGAGATGAGAAAGATTAAACGGTGGCGTTATTACTGCGAGTATTGCGGCAAGGCGGGAGGGTCTGCTTTTCACATGCAGAACCACGAAGAAGCCTGCACGAAGAACCCAAACCGGAAATGCGGCCTTTGCACGATGGCTGATCTCATGCAGAAGACATCCGACGAGCTGATTAGCTTTATGCGGTAATTTCTCCAAACAGAGCAATGGTCGAATGACTACGGGATGGAGTCAGACCCGTATCAGGTCATTAAAGAAGGGTACGACGAAGAAACTGTTTTAAAAAAACTGCGGGGCTTTGTTGATGGTTGCCCTGCCTGCATGTTGACTGCGATGCGGCTAACTGAATCGACGGGTTGTTTCAGTAAATTCGATTGGAAGAAAGAACGTGACTCATTTTACAAAGAGTCAATTCCAGAACCTGAATATTATTACGCTATGTAATCAGCAGCATAACCCAAGGAGAGAGGATGACATTTGAAGATGCCGTCAAAATAGCAAGAGGGTGCCACGATTACAGCGGTGGATACCATGACCCGAAAGAATGGGAGATTTACCACCACGGAATCCAGACGGTGATCAATGCGCTCGAATCTGTAGAAAAAAAGGGCATAACCATGCAGTCGTCAGTCCTTCACTCCATCGGATCAACAGTCACGACATAACCCAAGGAGAAACCATGAACATCCAGCAATGGGAAAACAGGATCGATACAGCGCCTACCATGGCACACCTGGCAACGATCAAGGAGCAGTGGGAGGAGTGTCAGGAATACCACCCGGCAGAAGAATGGCCGGTGATCTACGGTTCGTTGGCAGCCAGGCGGCGGGAACTGAAGATGGAGGGTCCCTGTCATGTCTGCGGCAAGCCGCGGGATTATGCCGGGACTGATGAATGCCCGCATTGCGGAGATAACTGTCCGTTTTAATCCTCCCTGGGCGCCTGCTTCGGTGGGTGCCTGGGGGGAAATGTGGAGCGGTGGCGGAATTGGTAGACGCTAGGGCAAGACTTCCCGAGGGTGGTGCGAACTCACACAGGGGTGAGGTTACGCAAGGTCACTCAATCCATCCGTCCAGGTTCGAATCCTGGCCGCTCCACCAACCATAGGCGTCAAGTCCGTTTCATAGGCACGGGTAATGGCAGGAGAAAGGCCTATAACTCCGGGCAGTCAACTTTCGACCGGGTATGGTGGGTGTATGCCACTACACCAATTGAAGCCAACCTATTTACTGACCATGCGCCTACATAAACAAAAAAGAGGAGATGAGTCACATGAAAATTTTTGCATTTGATACAGAAACGACGGGAGTCGAGAAGGGTAAGCACGAAATTACTGAGTTGGCATACTCCATCCAGATAAACGGGGTAGAAAAGAAGTCCGATGTTCTGTACTTCCGGCCGACAAACTTCGATATTATTTCGGATTCAGCCCTGGAGGTGACTGGAAAAACGATTGATGAATTGAAGGGCTATCCACTGAGGAAGGAGTCGTTTGATATCCTGATGACTGTGATTGAGCAGTTCATCGACAAGTTTGACAAACGGGATAAATTCTATTTCCTGGGATACAATGTCCAGTTCGACATTGATTTCCTTCGCTACATGTTTCAGTGGATGAAAACTGATTTTCCCGCTGAATATGGCAAAACCTATTTCGGCTCCTACTTCTTCCACAAAAACAACGAGCCCCGTATTGACCCGTTTCCTGTGCTCCAGCTGTATGCCATCAAGTACAATCTGAATCTTCCGAACTGGCGCCTCAAAACCGTTTGTGATCATTTTGGGATCCGGCTGGATAATGCCCATTCCGCACTGGCTGACATCAAAGCAACGCAAGAGCTTGCAGATAAGTTTATTTCTGCAATCAAAAAAATCGATTAACAGGTTATCAACAACCAGAGGAAAGCGATGAAACTGAATAAATTATCACTTGATAATATCGGTAAGCTGGCACATTTCGAGATGTCGCCGGCCGGCCGATCCGTAACAATCAAAGGCCCCAATGGGGCTGGCAAAACCACCATCCTGAATTCCATCGTGCTGGGTCTATCTCAGGTAGAGGGGGTGAAGCTGTTTCCCAAGATGGTCAAAGAGGGTGAAGACTCCGGCACCATCAGGATGGAATTCGATAATGGCCTGACAGTGGAGCGGGTGGTCAACGGCGACAACTCCACGAAAAAGCTCGTCGTCAAAAACGCTGATGGGTCAAAGCTAAACCAGGGGCTGCTGAACAAAATGTTCTCCCTTATCAGCTTCAAGCTGGATCCGGTGATCGACTATGACTCCCTCCGTCAGTCCGCCGGCCTGGACTTCACCAAAATCGAAACCCGGAAAAAGAAATACTATGACGATCGGACCAAATCCAACCGGGACTTGAAGTCAAAAGAAGCCATCCTGGAAGGCCTTGAAGAGCCCCAGGCAGACTGGCCCACTGAAAAACTGTCCATGGATGCCCTCCTGAAAGAGCGAAAAGAATATGATGCGATGCGGGATCGCAACCGGGCAGAGGCAGACAGGTGCTCGAAGGCGAATGAGAAGGTGAAGAGTGAATACAACGACCTCCTTGAATCCCTGGACGAAACGGATGCCCTGATCAGCAGTAAAGAAGCTGAGATTGAAAGACTGAAAAAAGAGTGTGATGAACTCACAAAAGAAAAAGCCATGACACTCGATAAGCTGGCGTCTATTCAGGACGAAGTCAAAAACCCCGTTCAGCCAGAGTTTGAAAAATGGACCGGCACCCAGGACATTGACGCCGAGATCTCCCAGTTGTCCGACAAAAACGAGCTCTATCAGAAACGAGTGGAACATCAGAACGCCAAGGCAGCTGTTGAAGAGGCAGAGGACTACTGGAAAACCCTAGATGAGCAATACAAAGGAGTTTTGAAAGAAGAAGCCGCCATGATCGCAGCAGCCGACTTCAAGATTCCTGGCCTCTCCCTGGATCCGGAAACCAAAACCGTGCTGTTCAACGACCTCCCCTTCGCATCTTGTTCAAAATCCGAAGGCCTTTTGATTGGTCTCCAGTGGCTGGCCGCCCAGAATCCGAAAATGAAATTCGCTCTCACCGTGCAGGTTGAAGACTACCTGGATGATGACCATTTTGCAGAGTTTCATGCCGCATCAGAGCAGCTGGGGATCCAGATCATCAACGAGCAGGTCAGAAGTATCGACCCCAACGCTATTGTCATTACGGGGGTCTGATCATGTTCAAGGTTCCCAATGAATACCGGATAAGAACGATCCCTGATCTCGCGAGCACCGAATTGGATGGGAACAACGGCGCTTTTCGATTTGAGTATCAGGGATATGAAGTGTTTTGTATCGCTTCGGATGGGGCCGGCTGGGATCATGTCTCGGTCAGTATTAACCGGAAGCGGACTCCCTCATGGGAGATCATGGCCCACGTTAAATCCCGATTCTGGGATGATGAGGACTGTGTCATCCAATTTCATCCACCGAAGTCACAACACGTTAATTATCATCCATACTGCCTACATTTGTGGCGCAATCAGAACCAGGAGGTTGAACTGCCAGACAGACGGATGATTGCATAGGAAAGGAGTGATGAATAACTGTAAGGCACTTATAGAGCTGCGCACGGTTTACGATGTCGCAAACCAATTTTTCCCCGGAGCCAATATCTGTGTTCTCCGCGATATCTTATGGAATTATACCGGATATCCGCAGTTCTGGGTTGGAGACCCTGAGACCTGCCTCCGCCGGCAGCTGAAAGAGGCAAAAGAAGGGCTTAAAAAAGGTCTGTTTTTTGACCTCAAGCGCGGGTGGGTGGACCCCAATAAAAAAAATGGAGATGAGTGATGGTGGAAATAACCGAGCGAAACAATTTTTGCAGGGTTTTTGAAATGCCGGACCAATTCCCTAAGGACTATTGCTTTGCAGGGGGGCATCCAACAGAATTTATTTTGGTGGATTGGTTCAAACCGATTCCAGCAGATCATATTTGGAATAATACACTGCAGTCATGGGAAGTCTACGAAGAGATGATACGGGATTTTTGGAAGAAAAAAGCGTTCTTTGATTCTTCCAAAAAGTATCTTGTGATCACTAATTTTGGAAAAGCCTTTTTGATCTAAAAGTAGAAATGAAAAAGGAATCAAGACTGATGAGTATATCGGCTCAAATCAACAGGATCAGCAACAGTCCATTCGGTGTCAGCAATCACACTGCCTTTTACAGCGGAAAAACTCGTCTGGTCAGTGTGATGGGCGGCGAGCCCAGGTAAGTGGCCTGGGACGACGAACACTTGAGGGCTTGGATTAATTGCTTGGCGCACTTCCTGTTGGAAATAGTAGTTCACCTGGGCAGTCGGGAGTGCAAGAAATCCGGCCAATACAAATGGTGCAATTGTTTTACAGCTCATGGTCTCCTTTTAGATTAAGTCGTTTCTTTTATTTTATCGGCTTTTTAAACAAATTCAAATGGAAAAAGTAAAATGGGTTTTCTTAACAAAGTTTTATTGATCGGGAGGATCGGCCAGGATCCAGAGCTCAGGACAACCCCCTCTGGTCACAGGGTGGTCAATATCAGCCTGGCCACGACCGAGTATTTCAAGGACCAGGCCGGACAGAAGCAGGAGCGAACCGAATGGCATCGTCTTCAATTTTGGAATCGCCAGGCGGAAGTTGTAGCGCAGTATTGCCGAAAAGGCAGCCAAATCTATGTGGAAGGCGCCCTGCAGACCCGGGAATGGCAGGATAAGGATGGCAACCGGCGGTTCTCAACAGATATTGTTGTGCGGAACCTGCAGCTGCTGGATCCGAAGCCGCAGAACGGACAGCAGCAGCACAGCCAACCACAGCAGGCAGGCAATGCACCCCAGTATCAGCAAAATCAGCCATATTACGGGAACCATGAGGTTCCTCCAGGAGTCGCCCAGGCCTTTCCTGATGCCACGGTTGAAGACGACATCCCCTATTGAGGTTTGGCATGAACAGCGATGCAGTAATCGGGCGGATGTTCCGGAATATCTTCGGGGATCGCCTGCCTGAAATAGAGAGGGCCTGGGTGCAGCGGCGCCTTGCCGAGAGAAAATGCCGGATAATTGACGTTGAGCTCCGGCAGGTTAATTCAGAAGCACTCTCTGATCTGGTGATCAAGGAACTTGAACCAACAACAATCAACCAGGCTGTATTATGAAAAGTGGTCCTTCATTTCAATTCTATGCCCAGGATTTTCTGGTCGACACATTAGGTTGGACCGATGAGGAAGTTGGATATTATACCAGGTTGCTTGCAATAGAATGGGTGAATGGTCCATTGCCCAAAAATGAACAAAATTTGAGAAAAATTTGGAAAAAAAGTCCAAAAAAATTTCAAAAATTGTGGCAAACACTGTCAACAAAATTTATTGAAAATCCGTCAAATTCTGAGGAGCTGATTAACGTCCGATTAGAGAAAACCAGACAAGAGCAAATAGAGTTCAGGCTTAGGCAATCAGAGTCTGGAAGGAAGGGGGCAAGTAAGAGATGGGGGCAAAATCAAGGGGCTGAAGCCGATAGCAACCCTATAGGCGACCCTAATGACAACCCCAATGTCAACCCCAATGGCCAAAACATAGCTCTTCAGTCTTCTCCTTCTATAAAACCCCCCTTACCCCCCTTTGAAAGAGAGGAGTTTTTGCAGAAGGTTTTGGACGGTGAGGTTCGGATGTACGACTACCTTCAGAGATATCCTGAGCCGGAACTTGAGGTTGATGCTATTGAAGTTGTCTGGGCCCTAAGAAAGGCCAGAAACCCGAACTCTACCCGGGATCCCCAGCGCCACGAAATTGAAACAATTATCCAACACTGGCTCGGCCCGGAACACATCCCAAAGAATGACCTGATCAAAGCCGCCCAGGGCGGAGACAATGATTTTGATAGAAAGCTGCTCACGGTTGAATACCTGTTGAAAAGATCCAATTTCAACCGTTTGATTGCAAAATACGAGGATAACATCGGCGCCCAGGAACAAGCCCAGGTTGAAGCCGAAGAACAACGCCAGGAGTTGGTAGAATCCATGCCCCAGAACCCGGCAAAACTAAAAGATCATCCAGGAATGATGGCAGCAAAGGAGCGTTTACGTGTTGGAAATACCGTATGACAGGGAAGCAGAAAACGCATTGATCGGCTTACTCATCGATGAGCCGGACACGTTCGTTGAGATCTGCGATATCGTTGACCGCTACTCGTTCTGGCAACAAGAGCATGTGGAGGTGTTCTCTGCGATATCTGACATGTACGATTGCGGATATCCGATCAACAAAGTCACTGTCTGCAGTGAGCTACGGAAGCGTTCAAAGCTGGATTCATGCGGTGGAATCGAGTTCCTGAACAAGTTGATTGAAGGCATCCCGCTCGATATCAGCCCAAAAACCTGGGCCATGGAAATCAAGGATTATGCGGCGAAGCGAAAAGCAATCCAGGTCGCTGATTCAGTGATAAGGGAAGCGCAGGATCCAGGGCAGGATCTCGGCAGTGTGCTGGATAGTGCGGCAGACAAGTTATCCGAAATTACGCCAAGGAGAAATACAGCCTCTGGGATAAAAGAGGTTCTGGCCAAGTCCATGAGGGTTCTGGAGTACAGATCTGAAAATCCAGGTGTCAATGGCGTAACATCGGGATTGAAAGACCTTGATGGTTATACAGCAGGTTTTCAGCCGTCGGATTTGATTATTTTGGCAGCCAGGCCATCGGTTGGTAAAACCGCCCTTGCTCTCAATATTTCAATAGCAGCTGCGGAGGCAGGGAAAAAAGTGCTGTTCTTTTCTCTGGAGATGGGAAAAGAGCAGCTGGGGCTGCGGATGATGGCTATTAAGGGCCGCATTGACACAATGCGGTTTTTGTCAGGAAAGCTTGATGCAGAGGATTTTGACCGCGCTTCTGATGCCATCAATAAGCTCTCTTCATTGGGCATTAATGTTGACGATAACCCAAGCGCCAGCACCCAGTATATCCGCAGTACGATCAAAAGATATATGCGGGACGAAGGTGTTGATCTCGTAGTCATCGACTACCTGCAGTTGATGGAAGGAGATAAGTCGCTGCCCCGGGAACAGCAGATTTCCGAGATTTCGCGAAGGCTGAAGGGCTCAGCCAAGGAGTTTAATATTCCGATAATCGCTTTGTCACAACTGAACAGGGCACTGGAAAACAGGTCGGACAAGAAACCAGGATTGGCGGATCTTCGCGAGTCCGGCGCGATCGAGCAAGATGCTGATGTAGTGATTTTTTTATACCGCGATGAAATACACAACAAAGACTCAGCTGATAAAGGTATCGCCGAAATCATCCTTGGAAAACAACGCAACGGGCCAACCGGGACGGTTAGAGCCGCGTTTGTTGCAAGGTTCAACAAGTTCGGTGATCTGGCACCGGGGTACATACCACCACCCCCAAAACGAGCGGTAAAGCATAAAAAACACTGGCAAGATAAGTGAGGCGAAATGGGCGTGATAGCAGATCTGCAGGCGGAGAATGAAACATTGAAGCGGAGAATCAAGGCGTTGAAAAAAGCCAGAAAAAAAAGGGTCAAAAGCCTTCGGGTGCTGTCAGCAGTTACAGGAATCCCGAAGTCAACGCTCTGGTACCGGAAATCAAGGGGGTATCCACCAAGCCTGGTAGTAGCAAAAACCCTGAAACCTGACTGTCTGTTTTTCTTCGATGGCGCCGAGCGCACTCTCTCGGGGATCGCCCGAGCAACAGGATTGACACGGTCAAAGCTGCAGTATTGGACAGACCAAGGGATGACGATTGACGAGATAATTGACGAATTTGGAGGAGGCAATGAACACATCAAAACTAACGATCACGTACAACGGGCTGACGAAATCAGTAGCGGCCTGGGCCAGAATCACCGGTAAGCCCTATGCGGTATTGGTATCTCGCAAAAAAGCCGGCTGGGATGACGCGGACATTATTGAACGGCCAGCAAGGAGATACAAAAAAAACAAATCCGGGGCCACAAAATACAAACACCCGCGGCTGAAAAATGGTTTGAGAGTAGCGACGGAAGGAGAAGCTCTCTCCGGATGTACTCCAGATCAAAGAGCTCTGCTGAATGAATTCAAACATGCTGCCGACAATGGCCGGTGGTTTTATGAACCGGGGGTGGCGTGAGACTGTCTGAACAGCAATTCAACGAGATGATGAAGAATGGAAACTGCCGAATCCTTGAAGACTCTGGTGATAGAACTTCCGTTCCCGCTGCCAACTCTAAACCAGCTGTTTGCAATGAGTTGGCAAAAAAGAATGAAGTTCCGACATTTGACGCACAAGTTAGTATCCATCTGTGTTCAAGACGCCATGCGATCACCGACTGGGACGATCTCTGCCCAAAGTATGTCATTGATGGCCTCAGATATTGCAGAGTACTACGCAATGATTCACCCAGAGAAATCCCAAAACCGCCGGACCACGAGCAGGTCAAGATCAAGAAAAAAGAGCAGGAAACAACGATCATCACGATCAATTTAATTTAGCAATGTTCCATAATTCTGCCATCTGGCAGACCTTTTAACCGTTAATCAAGGAGAACGATGAGTAACGATAGATTTCTGGAAAACATGGGCAGTTATGGCCTGGGGAATGTTGTTGGAAGGATGGCAACTCTTCAGGACAAGATTGTAGCTGCGGTTCGTGATTCAGGCCTCCAGGGAAAATTGAATCTTGCTCTTACTTTTAAGAGAGCCGGCTCCCGGGCGGTAGCGGTGTCCGCAAAGATCACACCGACGATCCCCGAGCTGCCGATCCAGACCGTGGAGATGTACGTTGATGATAACAACCATCTCCACGAAGAGGATCCGGACCAGATGACGACTGATGATGTTATCAAACCGGATTTTGGTACCAAAACAGTGAACCAGGTTTAATCTCATTTTGAGATATTTTATCAACAAGCTGAAAACCAAAGGTGAATATGGAAGAAAAAGAGCTTGAAGCATTGTTGTATGAGGGTAGCGGGGTTGCGGCCGCTATTAAGGCTGGTATGGATCTCTCATCGGTCCAGAAGATCGAGCTGTCCGAAGGGGAGAAGACTCGAGTCGTCGTCAAAGACGGATTTAAAATTGAAACGATTGACAACCATCGGGAAAGGCCTGTTTGCAAAAAGGGCAGTCGTACCTTTACCGCTGCAAAGAGCTTCTGCAGCTATGTGAACAAACACAAATCAGACGATGAAACTATTATCATCGCCGATGAAGATCAGGGCCAGATCAAAGCTATCCTGAATGACCATGGAGAATATAATCCAGCCTGGGGAGATTTCACAGCTGTTTTTGACCTGGGATTTTCCAAACAGTGGAAAACCTGGTCGAAAAACGCAGAAACCAGAATGAGCCAGGAAGATTTCGCTGAATTCATTGACCAGAACAGAACTGACCTAATGGTTGGCGAAATTGATCTTGACGGCGAGCCCTTCAAAAACGTCTCACCACTTGAGTTGAAATCATTAATCCTGGATCTCAGGACAACCTGGGAGCAGAAATTCTCTTCAAAACTGGATCCGGTAACCGGCGCCACAAATCTTTCGTATGTCGATGAAGAAAAGGGAAAGGGCAGTGTCACTATCCCGGATAAGTTTGTAATCGCGATTCCCATCTATAATGCTGGTGATATTTTCATGGTGAGAATTGAACTTCGATTGCGAACGCGGGATGGCAAGGCCTTCTTCTACTATTTTATCGACCAGGTGGAAAAACTGAAAGAAGCGGCCTTCGATAAAATCTGCCAGCGGATCGAGAAAGGCAATGTTGGATCAGAGGAGAAGGAGGACCTGCAGTTCTCAGGAACCGGAATTGAGGTATTTAAAGGGAAACTGTGAAAATCCATTTCCGCAAAGTGAGCGGGGTATTGGTCCCGCTCTACGATCAGGACGTTCTCGCCTTCCAAAAGATAGCTGGCGGGGACGTTGTCTACAAGGATTTCAAGAAAATCAGAAATCCTTATTTCCATCGGAAAGGGTTTGCCTTGCTGAACCTGATTTTCGAGAACCAGGATCAGTTTGACGATTTTGAGGAGTTTCGGCGCTGGATGAAAGTCAAGTGTGGAGTTTACAAGGAATACATTATCAACGGCAGGGCAATCATAGAAGTGGGTAGCATGAGCTTTGCGAAGATGGACGATTATGAGTTTGGGCAGGTTTATTCCAGAATCATCAATGTGGCGCTGAAATATTGCGTGCCGCGGACCTGGTCTTATGAGGAGGCAGACCGGCTGGTAAACCAGATACTGCAATTCGCGTAATGGAAGCATATAAGCAGATATATAACAGGATGGCGCCGGTAAGACCGATCCCGAAGCCCGGGCCACCCAAAAAGCCCGCGAAGATATTGAACCGGTCAGCCAGGCAACACGATATCAAACCTCCGGAGAAAAAGCACTGTCGGTGGTGTAAAAGGGTAACTGGATCTGAGTGTTTTCGGCATTGTGAAATACCAGAACTGAAATTCAAGTACGGCAAGGGGTTGGCAATCAAAGTTGATGACAATTTGACAGTCTGGGGATGCGACGACTGCGATCGGGAAATGTCCCGAAAACCGTGGCGAGCAACTGAGCTGGAGATGCTGCAATGGGAAAACAAGTGGCTGATGGGAATTCTGGAGACTCATCTGGTGTAGACTTCAAAAAATTTGCGCTAACGAAGCGTCGGAAGCTGCACAAGGTTTCCGATCGTCATTACTGGAAACTGTGCCCGGGGTGCGGTGAATGGTTCGAGGTAAAATTGATTACCCGAAAGACCATTCCAAGCCACTGCCCGAAATGCAATCGAGCGAATGTTATGGCAGCCTATTATCGGGATAGGGCTACCGATAAGGAATACGCAGGCATACTGAAAGTATTTGCAGGAGAAACCATAATCCAAGAGGAGGAATGAATAGAAAACACCACTATCTCAAAACAGAGACAGAATACTACCAAGCCGTTGAACGCTACGAGAAGAGGTTTGAACTACGTAAAAACGACCGGGATTTTCAGGTGGGTGACATGGTTTACCTGGAAGAAGTCGTAAATGGAGAGAAAACCGGTAGATCATTACCACCTGTTGAAATTAAGTATATCTTTCACGGTGGCAAGTACGGCCTGTCATCCAATTTCTGCATCTTTTGCTGGTAATTTTAGAATGAGCAGAGAGACAACAAAGCAAGTCAGCAGCGAGTTAGAATACTGCTTCGTTTCTGACAATTACCCTTTCTACTTCGCATGGAAAAACAATTCAAAGCGCCGTGAGCTTCATGGAAGGCGTCTCCGTATTCTGGCCAGGGGAACAATGAACTCCCGCCTGGTGGAATTCGAGAACGGGCAGATGGAGGTCATCAGCGGCCATTCAATCAGGAGAATTAAATGCCAAGGGTAAGAAAAGTCTTTGATGAACCAACCCATGTCCCGGCTAGAAAGACAAGAAAGCCGAAGTTTGATCCAAGTAGCAAGTACATCAACGAAGCCGTTGAGGAGTATTTGAAACGTGGCGGCAAGATCACACGGCTGATTATTGAAGAAGAGACCCCGGTTGAGATTATCAGTAATTATGCAGACTCGCATCTGAACCCCGGGCTGGAGCTGGCATGTTGATCATTGACCTTTTTGCGGGAGGAGGAGGAGCATCCGCGGGGATCCGGGCCGCTCTCGGGCGGGATCCGGATATTGCCGTCAACCATGACCGGGTAGCCATCGCAATGCACGAAGCCAATCACCCGGGGACTGCGCATTATCCAGAAGATATCTGGAAGGTACCACCACGCCGGGCTGTTGGAAAGAACCAGGTTGCCCTGCTCCACGCTTCGCCAGACTGTACCCATTTTTCCAAGGCCAAAGGCAATGCGCCGAAACGTGATCTGATGCGTCGGTCCCTGGCTTGGGTAGTTGAAAAATGGATGCGTGAGGTTCGGCCCAGGGTGGTTACTTTGGAGAACGTTGAAGAGTTTACCTTCTGGGGGCCTCTGGATTCCGAGGGAAAGGTTATCGCCAGCCAGAAGGGAACAACCTTCGCGGCTTTCATCCGGAGAATCAAGCGCCTCGGCTACCAGGTGGAATGGAAAGAGCTCCGGGCCTGTGACTACGGAGCACCGACTATCCGGAGGAGATTATTCCTGATCGCCAGGTGCGACGGATTGCCGATTGTATGGCCCGAACCGACTCATGGACCCGGGATCATTCCATATCGGACGGCAGCTGATATCATCGATTGGTCCATCCCAGTGCAATCTATTTTCGATCGGAAACGACCCCTGGCAGAGAATACTCTCCGGAGAATTGCGAAGGGGATCCAGAAATACGTTGTTGAAACAGGAGAGCCGTTCATCGTACCAATTCAGCATTACAATGGCAGCAACCCAGCCCAGTCAATCAACAAACCGTTGCGGACAGTAACTGCCAGCCCGAAAGGTGGTGGTTTTGCACTCGCAGTCCCAACACTGATACAGACAGGATGGGGAGAAAGAAAAGGCCAGGCCCCTCGAGTTCCAGGACTCGAAAAGCCGCTGGGAACTATTATGGCTACCGGAATAAAACATGCCCTGGTTGCGGCCTTCATGACCCAGTACAACGGTGGATTTTATGATGGCGCCGGCCGGGATCTCCGGCAACCGGTGTCCACTATCATGCAATCGGGCAGCCACCAGCAGCTTGTTTCTGCCTTTATGGTGAAATACTACGGAACAGACCAGGATCCCCAGATGGGAGAACCATTGCACACCATCACAACCCGGGACAGATTCGGCCTGGTAACGGTCAACATTCAGGGTGAGCCTTATGTGATAACTGATATCGGAATGCGGATGCTGTCTCCCAGGGAACTGTTCCGGGCCCAGGGGTTTGATGATGATTACAAGATAGATATCACACATAAAACCGAATCGGGCAAAGTAAAACGGATTACGAAAACAGACCAAGTGAGATTGTGCGGTAATTCGGTTTGTCCTCCCGTCGCTGCAGCGTTGATTGAGGCGAACCTTGGAGTCAAAACGCGGAGCTCGCTGAGATCTTCAAGACATCCAAATAGCATATCCGGTACTCAATAGAGTATTTCGGATTGCAACGGACAAAAGAAGAGATGGAGTTTTTGAAGGGGAAAGGAAATCTACCCGGCAAGTTCAACGGGAACTGGAAGGGCGGGATCTCCAGGAACCATTATCACTACAAAAAGCTCCAGAAGCAGCGTTACCCGGAAAGAATCAGGGCCAGAGCCAAGGTCCATAGGGCTATCAGATCAGGGCGCCTGAAGCGCCAGCCCTGTGAATATTGTGGAGCAACTGAAAACATCTGTGCTCACATTACGGACTATGAAAAACCTCTTGAGGGGATTATCTGGGTTTGCCGCCCATGTAACCGTAAACACCATCATAACGGAAAATATTAACTAAAATGATCATAATAGTGTTTTTGACCGGTGCAGCGTTCGGCGCTGCCGCGGTCAGTCTTTACGTATATTTTAAGACCAGGAGATTCTGATGCCATCGTACGAAGCGAAAATTGTGGACGGGCAGCCGTCGCTCACGGAGACAGATATTGAGGACATACTCCACCTGAATCCGGCACGAAAACACCCGTTTACCAGGGAAATGATACTGACTGCCCTGGAGACATTACGCCGGGATTGGGCGGAGAAAAACGGGAAGTCATTACCGCCTCAGCCGGTTGTCACTTCCGATCATCCCCCCTGCTCGACCTGCGGAGGAACTATTTTTTTGAGAACGGGCACCTGTCATGTCTGCCAAACATGCGGTTCCAGCCAGGGGTGTAGCTGATGGCGAAAGGAATCAAAGCAGAAAAGGTTCTTCTTTCCGCTGTTGGAAAAGAACATAAATGCCCGCATTGTGGGTACTATAATCACTCAGAAAATAAAATCCATTTATGTGGTAATTGTCATTGCCGATGGTGGAAAACAAGAAGCGGGAATTTTATGTACGCGAAAACTAGAGGCTACAAGTGAAACGAAAAAAACAACCTTACAACCACCCAGCCAGGGGTGTTCTTAATAATTGGAACATACAGGTTGAAATATCCACTAACTATGAAAATAATGGTTTAAATTATCTCTACATCATTTTCTACTTATAGAGATCTTCAAAAAACTTAAAAACTGGTTCTTCTCTATTACCGCTTATTGTTTCATCAAGAGGTTTTACAACTTTGATCAGCAATTTATCAATTTGTTCTTTTACTGCAAGTTTTTTAACTTCTTCTAGATTAAGAAATTTCAAGCGATGATATGTATAAATATTGGAAAAATGATGTGAAACTCGCCTTCTGGCTTTATCAATCTCTTTAAATTCATTTGGATTATTTTCTTTTATTATAGTAAACCAGGTTGCAAAAAACGTATCATCGTTCTCAATTTCAATGTTATTTTCGTTTTTCCATTCGATTAAGGAATTAATTGCATCATACATTGATTCTGAAGAATATGACTCAAGTATATTAAAAAAAAACTGACCATGAGCTGATTTTTTTGCGTCTTCTATAGACAGGAAAGCCGCAATTACCATTAAAAAAGTTGCAATGGCCATAATCCAGGTTGCACATTCCATTTTGTCTCCTTTAACTAATATGAGAATTCAGGAACACGTATCAAGTACATGTCCCTGAATTTACGTATTTAAACATGAATGTTAGTAGGAAAAATTTTTTAGATATTTAAATCAGCTTACTGATAGCATCCATTTATGAAATTTTCAAACGATCAAAATAAGGGTTAGAAAATGACACCAATTGAAATGATATCCGAAGAACGAAAACGGCAAATCGAAAAAGAAGGTTGGACTGCCGATCACGATGACCAGCACGAAGACGGTGAATTGGCAATGGCTGCTGCTCTCTATGCCTCACCGGATGACAGTATGATGATTGTCGAAAGATGTGATTGTTGCGGTTCTGTTGAGAAGCTGAAAGATCCGTGGCCATGGTGGGATTATTACAACTATGACCGATATAATGATGGTGGTTGCAATGTCCATCATCATGCATGGGACAAGCGAGACAAGCATGATCGAATGCGGCGTTTGCAAATTGCCGGGGCATTAATTGTCGCAGAGATGGAACGATTGCAACGGGTTTTTGACTCACAGAAAAAATCCGGAATCCCATTTTAAAAAAAACTGTAAACCATTGGAGATATAACACTTTTATTCCATCAACCGATTTTTTGAGGGCTAAAAAATGAACGAATGGGAAGCTAAATATCGGGCTTTATGCCAAGGGGTGAACGATAAAGATCTAATAGATAAAGCTGAATATCTAGTAGAAAGGGCGGTCAAAATTTCCGTTTCATCACAGCTGAATTTTTGGACTGTTTTCCATGCCTTATCAACGATGGTTAGCAGGTTAAGGCCGTTACCGGATTTGGAGAAACTGAAAAGCCTTGACCCGCAAAAATTTTTAGAATCCGGCTCCGAATCGTAATAGATAGATTTTGGAGTTAAACAAAGCTTAACCAATGAAAGCGCGATCTAATACAAGGGGCACCTGGTGAAAACCCATTCTCCGGGTTCGAGCCCCGGCTGCCCCTTCATTCTCAATAAAAGGAAACCATGAAAAACGGAATGCTCATCATTGAAGACATCTCCCTTGTCTGGGTGGATGAGGAAAAAACCAGGTATGAATTGACGCGCTCAGGCCAAAGGCGTTCGATGAAAGTCGAAGGACCCGACGGGACGAAAAAAAGGCTGAAGGTCAGCACTGAAATGGTGCACGGAAAAACCTACAGCAACTCCCGAGGGGAGAAGGTCTGTATCGGCATGACAGGGGATGCAGTTAAGGCCCTGGGCTGGCCGGTGGACAATATCGAACGACTGGAAACAGAAGGGTTGAGAATGCTGCAGATTAATAGCGGCCTCCGCCGGCAGCTGGCAGAGATCGGGGGCAAGGCCCAGCGGCTGGAGAGCCAGGTGCAGAGATTCGAGTCAATGACGATCTGGCAACGGATCAAGTTTTTGTTTGGAGGATAATGCTGCTTTCAAAGATATCTGACTATTTCACCAAAAAATGGGAACAGAAGGTCCGCGATCACTGTGACTCCCAATACGAAAGGATCCAGGTAAAGCCCGGCGATCTCCATCTCTATTGGAAATGTCACTATGTCGCCACCCATTATGCCATCGAAAACGATCATGAAAAGCTGGCGCTGGTAACTCAGCGTGAAAAACAACACACGCTTCCAGTAATTCACTTCGTCAATTTTGATGGAAAGGATTTCATAGACAACTCAATGGGGCATTGGGTCAACAGCTATGAGTACCGGTTTGTCCGGTGGGTCCCGAAAGAGGAGTTCTACGATACAGTCTATATCCTGGGTGACACGAAGAAATTTTTTCAAAAAATGGCGACCTTTTTCCAGAGAAGGTTTGGGGACACGGAGAATTGAGATGAGAGAGATTAAATTCAGAATATGGGGGCAGATGTCAATCGGTGTCATGGGTATGTACTATGGTGGATTTTCGATCCATGCAACCGGAAAGATTGAACCACTCGCAGGACTTGGGCCGCGAGAGCCAATTACGCTCATGCAATCCACCGGTCTGAAAGACAAGAACGGCAAAGAGATTTACGAGGGTGACTGCGCCAATGTTACGCTCTATCTCATGTCGGGGGTTGACCAAAATGAGGCAGAGATATTGGAGCCTGAAAGTTGCGTATGCGACGTTTTTTATAGCAAAGACGGATTTTCGGTAAATTTTGAAGGAATTGGAGCCCTGCCTCTTTCGTATTGTGAGGACATAGAGATCATTGGCAACATCCATCAAAACCCAGAGTTACTAAAAAAATGACTCAGCGACTGACAACTAGGATTAAAAGCCTGGAGGACAGAAATCGAAGCTTAATCTTGGCGGTCGATAAACTCATTCAGCAACAAACCGTTATGATGAGGAACCAGACAATATCGATAAGGACGATATCCCTTCTGGCATCCCAGGTAAAAGACCTCCGAGCTGAAATAATTCGTAAAGAACTCGAACAGGAAATCGAGGAAGATGGAATATAAGATTCTCGCAGACACAGAGCCCAATCTTCTTGAGAAAAGGGTAAACGAACATATTCAGGAAGGATGGCAGCCTTTGGGTGGGATAGCTATTCCCACCGACAATGAAGGCGAATTTTACTTCCAGGCCATGATCAAAAAGCCTGATAAGTGAGGGGCCGGTCAGCATAGTCTCTGGTTAGCTTAAGTAAAGCGAAACGCCTGGTATAGCCCGCTGACGACAAAATAGGCGTGGTTCCGAAAGGGTAATGGTCGTCATATCAGGTAGGACTCCGGTTAAATTCCGGAACCATAGACAAAGATTGCTGGCCGGTCTTAATGAGGTTTTGGGCAGGTCCTGTATTTTGTAATCATTGGAGAAGGCAAAAAATGAGCATTGAATCAAGCCAGACATATAATCTCAATATATTGTTTGGGACTGTTGAGGCAAAAACTTTCCATAAATTTGAAAATGGCAGAATGGTTTCATATTGCTATTCGATCAAAAGAGATAGGGACGGCAGAGAGATTTCACGAACAGAGCCAGTGGCCATGTCGTCTGTTGGCTATGATGACGGGACCCCGTTCTCCGAAGATGAGTACAAAAGGCTGATGGATGGGAACCCTCCTGTTCGCAGAAAAACCGGGAGGCTTTTTGGAATCATTAAGGGGTTAAGTAGTGCAAAACTTTCAAGAAAGGGAAGCAATGGATAAACAACTGCAACAGGCGCTTCAAGCGCTCCAGAATCGAAAGGAAACTCTCGCCCGGGATCTGGCCCGAGAGATCAGTAAGCTGATGGACGAATTTGTGGATGACACCGGGGTGGAGGTTGTGCGCATCGGCGTTGGAATAGAAAGTCTGCAAACGATTGGCAGTCGGCCGAAACTGATGGTATCGAGCATCGGGGTGGATTTGAATTTATAAGAAAAATGTACGATAAATGTGTTTTCTCTTCACCATTCCAACGATTTTTTACTGGCAGCCAGGTTTTCTTTATACATCATCCAAATTGTGGAATAGTTGCACATATCCAGACCGCTGTTGCAGTAGTCTTTGATCACGCGATCCATGATAGCTCTATTCGTTGCTTGGGTAGCTTTTTTAAAACAATCAAGATTCTCCCTCTCCATCATCCTCAAAGTAGTCTGCTGGCACATATCCAAACCGCTTTTACAATAATCCTTCTCTACGCGTTTGCGAATAATTTGAACGACTCGCTTTTTATGACTTTCCGATCCATCAAAATCCATTGGATGTAAAAAATCAGCTAATGCATTCCAAGGGAGCAGGAGAAGCACAGAGGCAAGTATCAGTATATATTTTTTCATTTGTCCTTTTTTCCGGGGTGATTTCTGAACAGTAATTTTACGATTAATTGGTTTACAGAACCAGTTGTTGAATACAACCGCCATCAAAATTTGTCAAATTAATGCAATATCAGCAGAATTCGCCACAAATCCGCTAGAACTTCAGAAAAGTCCGCACATAATTGTTGGACATGTCCAACGTTTACGTGACTTTTTTTTACATCCCGCCTTTAATTAAATCATCGCTCACTCCTCACCGTGGGGGATGATTCCACTACCCGTTTCGTCCCCCACTATTTTAAGGCATTTTCCGATAGTCACATGGCCGGCAAGAAACAGACCAGCAAAGAGAAGGTTCTAAAGGCTATTCAGGATTCTGGTGGCATCATTAGCAATGTAGCAAAGAAGCTGGGGTGCACCTGGGAAACGGCGAGCAACTACATCAAAGATGATGAGGATTTGACAGCCGCCCTGGAGATCGAAGGAGAGGTCTTACTGGATGAGGGTGAGAACGCACTGAGAGCTCTGATCAAAAAGAAAGACGGCCGAAGCGTACGGTACCTTCTTTCAACCAAAGGGAAAAAGAGAGGCTACGGCGAGTCCCTGGACATCAACGCCAACCTGAAGGGTGGAGCGATCGTCGTACCAGAACAGGAATCCATGGACGATTACCGGAGACTGGCAGAGGAGCACCAGAAATCAACAAATGGCGGATAAGCCGATCATATGGGTTTGCCAAGAAGGCGGGCAGAAGAAGTTTTTGGCCTGTCCTCTCTTCGAGGTCCTGGGAGAAGGAAACCGGGGAGGCGGGAAAACAGATGCCCTGCTGATGGATTATTACCAGTTCGTTGGCCAGGGATTCGGCGAGGCCTGGAAAGGGATACTTTTTCGAAAAACCTATAAACAGCTGACCGATGTTATTTCAAAGAGCTGGAAATGGTTCAAACAGACATGCCCTACTGCAAAGTACAACCGATCAGAATATTTCTGGGAGTTCCCTGGCGGAGAGCGACTCCTCCTCCGGTACATGGAGAGACCAGAGGATTACTGGAACTACCATGGCCACGAATACCCATGGATTGGTTGGGAAGAACTGACGAACTGGGCGGATGCCAAGTGCTATGAATCAATGATTGCATGCTGCAGGTCATCGAAAGAGGATATGCCCCGGCGGGTGAGGTCGACCACCAACCCATACGGCAAAGGGCACAACTGGGTTAAGACGTATTTCATAGACCCGGCTCCGATCGGAATTCCGAGCCTGAACGAGAAAACCGGGGAACTGAAGATTGCTATCCACCTGGATCTGGATGACAACCTGGCGCTGCTGAAAGCGGACCCAAAATATAAGAACCGGCTCAAGGGTATATCCGAAGAGAACAAACGAAAGGCCTGGCTGGAAGGATCATGGGACATAACATCAGGCGGAGGTATCGATGACATCTGGAACAGAGAGATCCACGTTATTCGGCCGTTTGATATCCCTGCAGACTGGCGGGTTGATCGTTCGTTCGATTGGGGAAGTTCTAAACCATATTCAGTCGGGTATTGGGCTGAAGCCAACGGGAACCCCGTTACCCTCCGAGACGGAACCCAGCGAACCTTCCCCCGGGGAACATTGTTCCGGATCGCCGAAAAGTATGGATGGAATGGAGTCCCTAACACCGGGACGCAGGAGCTCGCTGTCGAGATTGCTCAGAAGGTCGTCAGCATCGACAAGCAGCTACAGAAAAAATACGGGGTCAGGGTAAAGCCGGGACCAGCAGACTCCTCCATCTTCGATGTGGTTGAAGGTGACTCGATCGCAGACAAGATGAAGAAAGCCGGTGCGAAGTGGGTACCGGCCAATAAAGGACCTGGCAGCCGGAAAAATGGGCTGGAGATACTAAGGCAATATTTGAAAGCCTCTCTCCCGAAGAAACCGGAAAAACCAGGTCTGTATATCTTTGATACATGCACGCATTGGATCAGGACGGTGCCGACGTTGCCGAGATCGGAAAAGGATCCGGATGATATCGATACCGAAGCAGAAGATCACGCGTATGACGAGACCAGGTATAGGCTCCTGACCAAGAAACACGGGAAGAAAACCCAGAACACTCACATGTAAAAGCCATGGGCGTTGAGACTCCGACATCAGAGTATAAAGACCACAAGGGACGGTGGGATCGCTGCCGGGATGCAGTAGAGGGATCGGATGCGATCAAGGAAAAGACAACCACCTATCTGCCCATGATCGGGGATCCGAATGATTCGAATTGCACAGAGAAATACAAGGCTTACCTGAAGCGGGCCCTCTGGTTTGGATTAACCGCCCGAGTTGTCGAGGGCTTGGTGGGTGCCATCTTCCGCAAGAAACCAATCATCAACATACCTGAATCAAAAATGGAATTCCTGCACTCCATGACACCGGACGGAGAATCCCTGGAGGAGTTCGCCCAGATCGTGACAGAGGAGGTGATTATCACCGGCCGCTATGGGGTTCTGGTCGACATGCCATCCGAAGAAGGAGTTCAGGTCGCTTACCTGGCTGGGTATAAGACCGAGGCTATTATCAACCTGAGATATAACCGAGCTGGTGGCACCGATAAACTCTCGCTGGTGGTTCTTAAGGAGTCGGTTCGCAGGGTTGATGCCGAGGATCCGTTCCGGGTGAAAAAAGAGGATCAGTACAGAGTCCTCTCCCTGGACGAAAACATGAAATACAAGGTCCAGGTCTACGTCAAAAATGATAGCGAGTTCGTTGAAGATCTCGACCAGACAGTAAACCCAACTCTGCGAGGAGAGTATCTCGATTTCATTCCCTTTGTCCCAATCGGACCCAGCCCCAAAAAACGAGGGATTCAGAAAAGCCCGATCCAGGACGTAGTAGACGCCAATATTTCACTGTTCTGTACCTCGGCTGACCTGGAAAACGGCCGGCACTGGTGCGGATGTCCAACCCTTTGGGGCGCTGGAATTGATGATGAGAGCGACGATGAAACCAAAATCATGGTTGGATCTCCCGTCGCTCATTTATTCGCAAATCCTGAAGCCAGCCTTCAACTGCTGGAGTTATCCGAGGGGCTGCAGCCGCTTGAAAAAGCTATTGAGGAGAAAAAGGATTTGATTATCGCACTGGGCGGCCGGCTGCTGGAAGCGCAAAAGCGCCAGGTGGAAGCAGCTGACACCCATAAGGAGCGGAAACAGGGCGAGAACTCAGTTCTGGCCACGATCGCTAACAGTATTTCCTCTTCTTTGACCAAGCTGCTCCGGTGGTGGGCGGAATGGTCGACAGTTCCCGAGTATGAAAAGGTTTCGATTTCGTTGAACACCGATTTTGTAGCAGATCAATTTGCAGCAACAAACCTGAAAGAGCTCAGAGAGGCTCTGAAAAACGGGGACATCTCATTCGCGACCTACTTCTACAACATGAAACGGGCAGAGATGTATCCGGATGAATGGACCGAGAACGACGAAAAAGAGTCCATTGACGCAGATGGAGGCGGCTTGAAAGACGCCTCCTTATAAACTTTAACCAGAGGTTACCATGAAGTTGAAAGCCATATACGATACATTGGAAGACGTCCCTGAATCGTTCCGAGAGCTATTCTCCAAGGGGGATGACGGAAAATATCACCTGTCCGAGGTCGAGGGAATCACCACCAAAGATAAGGTCAACCAATTCCGGGAGAACAACGTGACCCTGCTGAAAGAGAAGGAAAAGCTCAAAGAGCAGCTGAAGCTCCTGGAAGGCGTTGACCCCGAGAAGTATAAGGAGATGGAGGCCAAACTCCTGGAGATCCAGGACAAGGAACTGCTGGACAAGGGGAAGATCGAAGAGCTGTTGGAACAGCGCACTGCTCGAATCAAGAAAGATTTTGAAAATAAAGGTATTGAGCTGACCAAAACGATCGAAACCCAGAAAGCGGAACTTGAGAGCCTGACCGGAATGTTGACGCAGACCATGATTGAAGCCGATGTCTCCAGTGCTGTAAGCGCAATTGGCAAACTGCAGAAAGGAGCCTTGTTTGATGTCAAAAGCCGGGCTCACCGGGACTGGCGCCTGGATGATGTCGACGGGAAGAAGGTCTTGAGGGCCTACGACCAGAACGGCGCTCTCAGGTACGGTTCCGAAGGGCAGCCCTTAACCCCGGCTGAATGGGCCAAAGACCTAGCAGAAAATGCACCACACCTGTTTGCGGGGTCGGTTGGCTCAGGATCCCAGGGGGACGGCGGCAGCCATGGCACAGGGCAGACCATTTCAATTGATAGCATGCCGGATCTCACAGCGGACCAGATAGCAAAAATAGCATCCGGAGAACTCAAAGTGACCGGATGACGTAGTTATTTTCAAAGCTCCAACGCAGAGCTGCGGAGTAATTCCGCCCAGAGGGCATATATTCTGTAACCCTCTATTGGAGGTTTGAAATGTCAATGAGCAATACACTTACCGCTATCATCGCCCAGATTCTCGCAAAAGGGCTGATGGGACTGCGGTCAACCGTGTTGATGACAAGGCTTGTCAATACGGACTATTCCCGTGATGCAAAGAATTACGGTAGCACAATCGATGTTCCCATTGCATCCGCAAAGTCTGCCAGTAACGTCACTCCGGCAGCGGTTCCTCCCGCTCCTGATAACAGCACGGTTTCCACGGTGCAGATCAGTCTGAGCAACTGGAAACATTCCTCTTTCGGCCTGACCGATAAAGAGATTGATCAGATCCTGGCCGATAAGCACTTTATTCCCCTGCAGATGCAGGAATCCTTCGAAGCTCTGGCCACCGCCATCAACGATTCCGTGTTTGCCTGTTATCCAGGAATTTACGGTTATACCGGCACTGCTGGCACCACTCCTTTCGGGTCCGGTGTTACAGTTGCCTCTGCGACCAACCTGCGGAAAATCCTGAACCAGCAGCGCTGCCCGAAGGGTCAACGTTCGGCTGTCTTGGATTGGGATGCTGAAGCGGCTGCTCTAGCGCTGGCTGTTTTCAGTGACGCCGAAAAAGTTGGCTCCAACGATGTCAAGATCGAAGGTGAAATTGGCCGTAAATTTGGGATCAACTGG